CCGGAGGCAATAGCTCGACGTTTTTCGAAGAGGAAATTTTTCTAGACGTCACGACCGGAACTAGCGATGGCCAATCAAACTATCACGACAGACTCGAATCACGACGCCCTCACCGGCCGGGCAGCAGGGGAGGACATCACGATCAACAGCGGTGCGACGCTCACGATCGACTCATGCGTTTCGTCAACAGCAATGGGCATTCTGGGCGATATCACCCTAAGCGACGGCGTCGTTCTGATCGACGGGCGGAGCGTCCAAGAGATCGACTACTCTTCAGGGTCGGGGTCTCTGCCGTCCATCGGCGATACCATAACTGGGGGAACGAGCGGGGCGACAGCAAAATACATCGAGCAGAATAGCGGCGACAACACCGCAGGGACCCTGACCTTCACGGTGCTCTCGGGCACCTTCTCTGCCACCGAGACAATCACCAGCGGTGGCTGGTCGGCGACACTCGACACAGTCGCCGTGGGTTTCCTCAAGGTCTTTGGAGAAGACCAAGACTGGGGCATGACTGGGTTTGCCACTCTTCGGACTCGCGGCGATTGGTACGAGGTAGGCACCGGTGACGGCACAGACTCGCAGGCCTTCACGCTGCCTCACTCAGGGCAGCAGTGCTGCATCTGGGTCGAGACAGGCAGCGGCACAGGCGTCTTCGAGCGCTGGCTTAGGACGGAAGAGGCGTTGACGGACTTCGGCGTTGGCGACCTTGGTCGTGTTTTCACTCAGACCCTGGGCTCGTCGACAGCAACATTCGGAACGTCAACCAACGGGGGCAGGCCAGCGAGCGGGGCGCGTCTGCGCATTCCAAATGTTCACCTTGGCACCACGACAACAGGCAGCCCGACGACGGAGGTTTTCAGCACACCGTCGGCAAACATCTTGCTCGCGCCAATTCAATCGACAGCAGACATCGACCTCGAGTACCTCAATGCCTCGAGTGTCCAGATGGAGTTTTGGGCGCCTGACAACCTCACCCTCAAGCACTGTTCTGTGCCCCGGTCTGACGGCGACCTGGCTACGGCAGTGCTGGGGGCAGTGGTGCTCGAAGACTGCGGCTTTGTCCAAAGCAACGGCTACTCATCGCAGACCAACGGTCAGCGTCTTCTGGACTGCGTATCTATTGATATCGACGATTGCGACTTCGGCGCGCAATTCGCCGGCACTGGTCAGGCTGTGCTTGTCTTTGAAACGTCTGCCAACATCACGATCGATAACGTGCGGTGCCTCGGGGCGGACCCTGACCACACCTATTCGAGCGCCGACAACACACGATTCACAACGTGCTCCAACGTCACCATCAACGGCATCAAGTGCATTAGAGGTGAGTTCGAGGTTGCGACCGGCTCGAACGGGTTCGTGGTCAACGATTTCGAATACAGTGACAACCCCACGGGTAACGTCACCGGGACGAACTCAACAAACATGGTCGAAATTAACGGCGGCTCTTCGGGCATCGTCTTCGATGGTGTTGGCATCATCAGTGGCGGGGTAGGGGCCGACAGCTACTCGTTCTATTACCTCGACTCGTCAGACATCACGGTCAGGGATTCAGCCGGCGTGCCGACAAGCAAGTGGGACCTTGGCGGTATGGGCGACGGGCTCATCTACTGCAACGGAAGCTGCAAGGGCATCCTGTTTCAGCGCATCTACTTCGAAAATTTCGGCGCGGCATACTTCGGTGAGTTCGCTACCACCCAGGGCGTGACTTTCGAAAACTGCTCAGTGGACTACGCGAGCCGCTACAACGTCGCTGGGTCAGACATGACCATCAAGGGCTGTCATGGTGCAAGTGGGGCGCTGAATAGCGGGACCGGCATGGAGGTCGACTTCGGGGCAGTCGTGGGGACTACTTTTGCCGACGTCTTTACGAGCGACACACAGGGCCGCATTCACCTGCTTTTCACTGGGCTCAACGGTAACACGTCGCCCCATGTTTCGATCGACTCAGGAACACCCGTCTTCCGAAAAGACGGCGACCTGTACATGCGAACGGCAGGTGACCAGATAACGTTCACGTGGCCCCACCAAATCCTTGGGCACACTGGCTTCCAGGCGCTCGACGCGGTTGAGAATGGCTTCAACACCGGCAACTGGCACGCTGAATACAGTCTAGACACGGGCGCTGGGTTCGGTGCTTTCAAGGCGGCAACGTCAGCAAATCTCAGTGGGGAGACGATCAGCGCGGCAGGGTTTGGGCTCAAGATTCGACTGATTGCGGACAGCTCGAGCAGCTTCAACATCATCAACGGCCTCTACCTTTCGACCACGACGACGTTGGCGGCACAAGCATCCAACCTGTACCCATTGACGACCCCCGTCGATGTGAACGTTACGGTGCGCGACGGGTCCGACAACTCGGTGATTGAGAACGCGCGGGTTTACTTGCTGACCGATAGCGGGGGGCCAGCTTCCTCAGGTGTCGAGGTCATCAACGGCCTGACGAATGCGAGCGGCCAGGTCTCGGCTTCGTACGGCTACACGTCAGACCAAGGCATAGAGGGGTGGGTGAGGAAAGGTTCATCGAGCCCCTACTATAAAAGCTCTCCCGTTGTTGCGACCATCGGAAGCAGCGGCCTCAATCTCACCGTCGTTATGACACCGGACGAATAGACATGGCTATTTCGATCGATTGGAGCACCAAAGTCATCACAATCCCGCAGGCAGATCTAACGCTTGTCGCTGGCTCGGTCTACTCTCTAGATGTCGAGTCCTTCCGGGAGGATCTCCTTGCGCTCGAGGCCAGCGAGGCGGGCATGACCTACCCGAAAACTCACGCCCACAACACGACTGTGACACTCGGAGGCGTGACGCTCGCGCGTACCGTCGAAATCATCAACGGCTACACGGTGACCTTCGAAGCCGGCTCCTACGCCGTAAACCTACTCAACGCGAACAACAACATCGCGGACGTGGCCACGGTGAACGGTGTTTCGATTCGCTCGCGAAACTCGGCGGGTCTGCAGGTGGTGACCGAGGGTGGGTCAGTGCCCACCGCCAACGAGAACGCCGCAGCGGTTTGGGCCGCCGTTGCCGAAGACAACGTGGCCGCCGGTTCGATGGGCGAGAGACTAAAGCGGGCCCTGGTTGCGGCGAAGAATGCGTTTGCGGCGAGCGTTTAGACCTCGTCAAGCCTGTCGGCCATTTTCACAACCATTCGCTTAGGCCAGCGATTGGACCATTCGCGACCTGCCGAAGGCCACCCCAATCACCGTTTCTTTTTCTCGTGATGCCTCAGATCACGTCACTCGTGAGACGATGATAGAAGAACTCGTGAACGTGCTTCAGTTCATCGACGGTGCATGCGAGGTGGGCTTTGGTCTCAAGCTCTGTATGAAAAATTGGCAAAACTTCGATCTTGCCACTCCGCGGTTCTGTGTCCTGTCCGCTAAGGAAGTCGAAAAGAAAAACAAGTCTTCGTCTGCTTGAGCCTCGACTCCTGAGTGAAACGTTGGTGATGTTACGTTCTTCTGAGAACTGCGGCCCATGCGATTTACTCATCTGTTGGACCAACAGCCGAACCTCTGCGACTAGCTCTTCGTTTTCGCTGGCGTGTCTTTCCGGTTCGCCGGTTTCACGGGCCCGGCGCCATTCCTTTTCCTCGGCCCTTAAGAACTCACTTGCGATGGCTTCTAGATATGTCACTAGGTCAACCTAAACCCTTTCCATTTGTTCATTCGTTTTGTGGGCATTGTTTTCGGTGAAAACCACCCGATGGATTGCGCCTTTGTGCTCCCAATTGGTGGCCACCACTCAGGTGGAGCGGACGAACACCGGGCGGGGTCACGACGTACTTTTTGCGAACTCGCGCCAGGCTTCGCTTGCCCGACGTGGGTTGTTCTCTTTGGTCACAATCCGATACCGACCTTTGACGAAGAACGGCCCGAACTCAATAGCCTCGTCGGTGGCCGCGGGCTCGATTTCGAAAAAACGGTACTTGCCCTTGGGCCCGCTGATCACGGCCATGCGATCGAAGCGATCAATCGTGCCCTCGACGCGTCGGTCGTGCCGCCCGGTTTCAGTGAGTTTGCCGCCCAGTATTTTGAGCCGAAAGCTCGCACCATCGACACTGCCCACCACGGCGGTTGCTACCGGCTCCGACCGCCCAGCGGGTGATCGCCGGCTTACCCGGTAAGAGGCCACGCTTGATGGCTTGAGCCGCCAGCTACCGCCGACCTTGATGGCGTCGAGGGTCTTGGCGTGCACGGCCTGGCGAACGGCGGAAGGGTGCACCCCGAGCTGATCGGCAGCCTCGGCGATTGTCACCGTGTATTCTTCGCGCGCCTTCGGCGGGTCGAGGGTGCCCGCCTGAACGCGCTTACGCCCAAGTAGATCGGTCATGACGTGATAGAGGGGGTTCTCGAAAACCTCCTTGGTTACAACGCCGTGATGCTCGAGCACTCCCTGGGCTAAAATTGGATTCTCGGGGCCATAGACGAGCTCGGTCATCGCTGCCTCGGTGACGCCGGGGTCGTGTGTTGCATCGATGACCCTCGCCAAAAACGCGGCGACCTTCGCCGGCGGCGACTCGTATTCGAGCACCTCCCCGGCCAGGTTGGTGTAGCTCTCCATTTTGCACCGTCCTTTCTATGCCCTACGAAGGGGCGCCAAGATGCGGGGGGCCGAAGCCCCCCGCCAGGTGGTTAGATGACCTCAGCTTGCCCGAGGTAGGTGACGTAGACTGCCAATTGCTCGTAGTGAGCCTTGGCGGTCTCAGCCATTTCGGCAACCTTGGCCGCATCCACAATGGATGCAACCGCAACGCCGTAAACGGTGAGTGCGTCGCTATAAACGCGCTCGCCGTCCTTCCACCCGCCCACAGCCTCACCGTATTTGGTGAAGCCGCCGAAGAGGTCGATCAGAACCGCTTCGAACTGAGCATGGTGGTTGGGCAAAAACTGACGGCCATCATTGTCCGCCTGGGGAATGAGTATTCGTAACTCGAACATTTTGTTCTCCCCGTCTTGGGATTTCCCGGTTCCGCCGGGTCGGCATCAGGTGATGACCACCTGACAATTTGAACTTAGCACAATGTGCCCGGGACGCAACAGTAAAAAACAGAAAACGACAGAAAAGAGCAAAGGGCGCGTACTTTTTGAACCCCGTATTTCGCTCTAGACCCCGACCTCTCTTGGCCAGATACGGGGTCGAAATTGCGCCGTTTTGCGCCTGATTCACCCCCTCGAGGGGCATGTTAATTTTCGCGACCGGGATTGAGGCCGATAGCCCAGGCGCTGCCCTGAAGATTTTCCGTCATCGTGTCCGGCCATTCTCGTTGAAATCATTGATGTCTGAATCGTTTCGGAGTGGCTTTTTGTCCGGTGCTTTGTCTTGTCGAAATGCTTCCCGACTAGGTCCCGACTAGGTCCCCGTGGGGCCCGGGGTTTTCCTATAGTTTCTATAGTTTCCGTGGGTTTTCCTATAGTTTCGAAGCCGTTTCCCTTGTGCATCGAGCACGATCGAGAAGCGCAGCCTCTAGCGCTTTCCAATTGTAGAGATAGGTCTTGTCGGCCTTGAGGCCAGGCAGACGCCCCAAATCTGTTTCAGCCGCAAGCCAGCTTGCGGCTGACCCCGAGCCGGCGCGCTGCTAGTTTCAGGTCAATCAGGTCCGTGGATGCAATAAAGGTCTTTGTCATGAGTGGCATCATCCCATGCCTTAGGTCTGCCTTGTCCGAACGTCGTTCCTGTTTTGTTCCTAGTTTGTCCGAGAGCATCGTTTGACGCTAAGGGAAGCCCGGTGGCACCCAGAGCCATCAAATCTCCTTACCTTTCCCGGTGATGGCCTTAGCAATGATGCTTACTGCCCCTGTACCAACACATGCACATGCAAACGCAGTGTGCCCGTAAAACGCTGAAACCGTGCCCGCGCCAAGGAACAAAGCCAGGAGGCCTGAGGCCAACCAGGCACCCCGTCGGTGGGCGTTATCAATGACTCGCGTTTGCGCCATGAACTGCGCGTGTTCCTGTTCTATTGAGGCTTCGGCCATACCGAGAATTCTGTCGGCAGATCCCGGCAGGACCTGTTCGTAGTGACCTAGGGATTCAGGCGGAGGCAGCGGGCCTTGCCATAGTCGGTCTTCCCGGACCCTGATCATGACCTGCTCTTTGGTCGCACCTGAAATGTTTGCCTGCTCGAGGGCTTCTTTGACCTCTTGAAGCTCGGCAGTTTTGAGCCTGTTGGCGGTGCTCTTCTGAACGGCTGCCTTACTTTTCCTGGGGCGCTTTTTGTTGCTCATGTCGAACCATGGCCTTCTTCAGGTGTGTCCCGGTATTTCTCCACGCTGAGCGAATTATTTCGTCGGCGCTCTTCGGGCGCGGCAGACCATAAACGACGTCAGAAGGACCGAGGCTCATTACATCCCAGAATCCGGCCCTGAATGCTTCTCGCTTCGCTTTGTTTTTCGCTTTGCGCTTCATCTGTGCCTTCTCCTTCCTGCACTTAACCATATGGTCCGAATTGTCCTGCTCAACCCTTACCGCAGGTAAATAAACAGTAACAAGCGTGCCTGATTCGTGCCACAATTTATGCAAAACGCTGCAAAAACCTGGAAAACCGAAGCCGGCCACACAGAGCGAAGTTCAACAAAAACAAAGACTTGCTAAGCTCTGCATCGGTTTGGATCGCCCAAGGCCTGCTTTGGGAGCAGGGGGTCGCAAGTTCAAATCCTGTCGCCCCGACCAACTTACGGCCCGTTTTACGGGCCTTTCGTTTTTGGGCGTGACGGAATCGTGACAGGTTTTTCGGGTTTTTTCGCCGCATTGGACGCCTAGTCGCTCAGGCCCTCGTCGCAAATGCATTCATCTAGCTGCGAGAGCATCAGGCGAACCGAATCGGCGGTTAGTGGTCTTGGCTCTATATACCTCTTCGCCTCGTCCACAGGCGAGCGGCCACAGAACCTTTTGCTGGTCTTTACGATTATCGTTGGCCAGTCCTGCTCGTACACCTCCCTCTCCATTTCGTCGTGACTGAGCACAACGATATCGTCAGCCCACTCGTTGGAGGCCAGCCGAAGAAGCTCCTTTAACACCGCCTCGCACGTAGCGATTTTGACGTTGGTGGGCTCAAGATGAATTTTTTTTGTCGTATTCGACCACATCCAGTACTGGCCCATTCTGCGAAAACCTCAATTCTTCTCGGTATTGTCGGTTGTTCCCCGCACGATCGTCAACCTCTCCATCTCTTTCCTGAGGTGGTCCTGCTCGAGGTGCCCGTAAATCTCGGTCGTGATCTTCGGGTCGCTGTGACGAAGGATCTTTTGGACTGCCGCCAAGCTCGCGCCAGCCTGCATCAGCAGAGTACCCGTCGTGTGCCGCAGGTCGTGGAACCTCAGCGGGCGCGGGTGAGCCACAGCCCACAACTTGTGGCCATGTTTTGGGCAGTAGCGCTGCTCGTTGTCCGCAGCGGGTTCTTTGTAGCCGCAGCCCCTCTTTCGGCATCGGTGCTCGTAGCCAGTCACGATACCCGCTCTGCCAAGAGCGCGCCGAAGAACTCGCACCAGTTTTGGGGCTTCGGGGCGCTGGTTCCCCAAGTCATCGGGGAAAACGATTTGGGAAGGAGATAGCCGAATCGCCTCCTCAAGGTAGGGCTGCAGCTCGCTGTGGATAGGAATGACGTCTGCGTGCCCACCCTTGGTTGTTTCACGGCCATGTGAGCGTCGAACGGTGATCATTCCAGAATCCAGGTCAACGTCGCTTTTCCGAAGCGCCACAAGCTCGCCTTGGCGCATTCCTGTGTAGATGGCACAGGCAAAAAGGGGCCGGTACTTTCGAGATGTAGCGGCCAAAAGTCTCGGGACCTCATCTGCTCGAAGGAAATCGGCCACGTACTTCGGGACCTTCCGCTTCTTGACGGCCGAAATCGGGTTCGCGCCTTTCCAACGCCCTTCACGAATCGAAAGATTGAAGGCCCGGGAAAGATAGCCTCGAAGGTGATTCAGCGACTGGGGGCTCAGTCTCTTGGCCTTGCGAGTGAGGAACACCTCAACATCGGACGCCTGAAGGTCCACGAGCCTGATTGATGCGAGTTCTGAGTTGATCAGGTGCTTTCGGCAGAATGGCCCCTCGCGGTTTGCCGACGGCTTTCCCTCCACGTGGTGCTTCAGCCACCACTCGAGTAGCTCCCCAACTGTGCCACCGCCGTCTTCAGCCGGGAGCGCTTCGAGACCCAGCCTTTGACGTTCCGCTCGTCGCTCGAGGTCCTCGGCCATCCGTTTTGCCGCCGCCTTCGTCTTGACCTCGGAGACGAAACGCTTCCTCTTGCCGGTGGGTCCTTTGTAGTCGAGGCACCATTTGCCTCTTATTTTGTAGACGTTAGCCACGCCTAAAAGTCTCCCCAGCTTTTTGGGGCGTTCACGTACCAGCATTCGTTTAGGCTTACGGGGGTCACCCGAACAACCCTACCGACCTCTGCCATTCGTCGCATTGCGGTCCGTTTTGACCACCCGTATTGCTCCATGATGTCTGACGCTCTTCGGGGTTTCGCCAAGTATCTTTTCAGGAGAGAGACTTCTCGGTCGATCATCGCCTGAGAGGTTCGCCCGCCCTTGCTGTGGCTGGAGTGTACAGTTCGTCGGTAATAACACGAGCGGCTCATGGTCTGGTACCTTCCGTCCGCCGGCGGTCAATTATATTCGTCCGCCGGCGGTCAATTCCCTTGGGTCTGTTAACCCTTTGGCTTCTGTCGTTTCGCCCAAGCGCGCAGATCGTCGGGGTCGAACCGCAAGGTCCCTCCGAGGTTCAGACGCGGAAGCGTGCCATCTGCGGCCTTGTGATAGACCCAGCTCTTGCTTCGCTGGAAATAGCGGGCGACATCGTCGACCGTCCAAAGTGATTCGAAATCCTGTGCGCTGCTCACTTCTTTCTCCTGTGATGCTTTCGGTGTGATTCTGATCTAGCGTCTCGGACACCAGGCCCGTCACAGCCTCGGCACGTCCAGTTTTCCCACCCCTGGTCGACGACATGGTCGAGGCATTTCGTGTAGGCGGGGCACTCGGGTGCCCGAAGGTCCGGCTCGTTGAGCGCCTGCCGTGACGCCTTCCTGGGGGTCCCGATGGTGACGAGACCATCTCTCAGGCGCTGCCGGGCTTCGCTGTTTTGGCTCGGCACGGCGGGTCGCATCGAGTGCCCGCTGAGAACCTCGGCCATTCTCTCGGCGAGGGCATCAAGCGAACGCTCGCGCAGCCTCCAGCCTTCGGTCGTGAGACGACAGTCGGCGACTAGCCAAGCGTGAACGAATTCGCGCGCCCGGTCGCGTGAGTCTGTAAACGAGGTCGGCTTCATCGACTCTTCCGGTGATTCTTCGCATTCGGGCACGTGGCCCAGTGCGGCTGAAATCTTCGCCACTGGGGCCGTGGGTGTTCGATTGGGGTGGCTCGAATCGCCCTCACGGTTTCGCCACGGTAGGCGAGCGTCCATTCGCTATGAACTACGGCCTCGGCGTCAAATGGGATTCGCTTCCCTTTCTCGGTGACCGCCCAAATAATTGGGGCGTCGCATGACCTGCATTGGCTCATTGCTTACCGCCTGAGTTTCTTAGGGCGCCGAGAACCTCGTCGCGTACCCGACTGGCTTGCCTCATTTCAATCTTCATTGCTTTTCCGCCTTATCGATAGCCGCTTTGAGCGAGCAGTCGGTGGAGTGGCCTCCGACCACTGACCGAAAGAACGTTCGTTGATTCTCAATCGCCTTCCTGTAGGCCTCACCGATTGTTTCCGTAGCAGGTGCGAGGTCAAAGGCGGCGACTCGACAGGGGTGGTGCCGCGTCTTGATGAACGCCTCAGCGGACTTCCTGTTACTGAAGAACGATAGGGGTGCTTCCTTCCACAATCCCTCGGCAAAGAAGAAGTAGTAGTCGCCCAAACGCTGCACGGCGTAGATCTGCGTGGGTGTTGTTTTTGAGCGATTGGTCCCGGTCTCGTGATTGGAGACGGCGAACGCCCGTCCCTGAAGACAGCCGGCAACCTCAAGCAGCTTCCACCGCAATTGGCTTGATTCATCGAGGGGCAAGGCCTTCTCTTGGATGTACTCGGCCACCCATCGAAGCGTTGCGGGGTCTAGGGCTGATGCTGTCATGCTTCCGCCCTCGCAACAGACTCCTCGATTGACCCAAGGCGCCGCGCGGCTTCGATGAGTGCCGCGACTCGTGCGCAACTCTCCCGGTCACCGCCGACCTTACCGAGCACTCGCTCTCGTGCTCGCTCAACGTCAGAGCGCGCTCGCTGAACATGGGCTGACTCGCCTGTCTTTCGCTTATTTATTCTATTCATTATGTTTGCCTTGGTTTTTGGTTCGCTTCGCTAGGTATGATTGGGCGAGCTGCTTCACACGGTCGCCCGATGTCTCGAGTCGCTCGAGTACGTCAGCGTTGGGGCTCTTGATGCCGTCGACCTGCTCCTTTTTGACGCCGAGCACGTCCATCACTACGGGGTCGCTGCCTTCATCGGAGACCAGGAAGTAGGCCACCACTGGTTCGGTCTGCCCGTCACGATGAATCCGGCCCATCGCCTGCTCATGAACTCCGGGGCTCCAATCGAGTTCGCCGAAGACGACTGTTCGACAGCAAGACTGCAAGCCATCGAGACCCGCGCCTGAGCGGAGGCTCATCACCAACACCTGGGCGCTTCCGTTGATGAAGTCCTGCTTGGCTGCTTCCTTTTGGTTCTGGCTTTCGCTGCCAGTGTAGAAGACGACCCCAAGGTCTTTGAGCTTGTCTTCCCATATTGAGTAGACTTCCCGGTGCCAGCCATAGAGCACCACCTTCTCACCGCTTTCGACGAGCAGCTTCACGAAGTCGGCGACGTAGGGCGCTTTCGCGATTCCCGTTGCCTGCCTGAGCTTCCAGTCGAGTTCCCTGGCGGCCTGGCCTCGCTCATTCCAAGCCTGGCTACTGTTGAGGATTATCTCAGCCAGCTCTGCGACGCCCTTCGACAGGCGCTGCAGCGCAGCTTCGTCGCAGTCGACGTAGTGGATGGCCTTGCTTAAGTCTGCCAGCTCACGGCCAACGTCTGAGCGGCTGCGGCGCACCATTAGTCCCGCTTCGCGCACGTAGGTTCCGAAGGCCTTCGGGTTCTTTATCTTGGCCTTGTTGATGTCGTAGGCGGACTGGCACCATTCCTCGATGAACTCTGAGCGTGAGCCGAGAGCCCCGGGGCGGAGCACGTTCATCACGTTCAAGAATTCGATGCCGTAGTTATAGATAGGGGTCGCGGACAAACCGACCCGGTATTCGCAGGACTCAGCAAGCGTTGTTGCCCCCTCGTACTTCTGACTGGTCTCTCTGCGTAGCTCCTGAATCTCGTCGAAGATTATCGACCGCACTCGCCCTTTCAGCGCGTCCGCCCACCCGGCCAGCTTGTGGTAGTTCACGATGACAACGTCGGGGAAACGTGGTGCCATTTCGGCTTCGGAGAAGAGGGCGGGTTGGTTCTTGAGCCTCCGCTGTTTGGACTTCGTGATGTCGTAGGGTGTCCCCTTCTTGATGATGTGCGTCTTCAACTCGGGCGCGAACTTCTCGATTTCGTGCGCCCACTGGCGAGGCAGGTGCGTCAGGGTGACGACCAGGGCGGGGCGCGTTTCCGCCTGGGTCAGCATCGTGATGGCGCTGGCGGTCTTGCCGAGCCCAAGGTCGTCGCCAATCAGAAGCCCCCCCGACTGCAGCGCGAGTTCGGCCGCGATCTTTTGGTAGTGCCGGGGCGGTAGCGCCATCTCGAAGTCACGGGGGTCGGACCGACCGCACAGGAGCGAGTCGAACATCTCGAGGCGCTCATCGAAAGACTGGGCCTTTTGCTCGAGCACATCCTTGGGCTCCACCTCGAGGGGATATCGCTGCGTGAACCAAAGAATATCGCGCGAGGTCTCATCGGTAGCTGCGAGCTTCAGGCGGCCCGTGCGTCCAGCCTTGCGAAACAATCGCCGCAATCTGATAGCGACGTGCGGCTCACATTCGATGTGCCACTGTCCGTCCCGAAGCTTCGCGGTGCCGTAGGTCTTCCGTGCGACGCTCATAGGCCATACCCCACACGTTGCACCCGAACGGGCTTGCCGTTGAGCTCGAGAGGCATTTGGGTGAGGCGAGAAAGGTTGGTTACCACCAGCAGCTCACGCACCTCGTTATGCATCGAGTAGCGGTGAATCTGACGAATGAGCGAGGGCGCGGTTCCCTGGAGCTTCACTTCGATGGCAAGCCCATCGATGTAGAAGTCGAGCCGACACTTTGGGCAAAGCACAACCTCTCGGGAGTACCGGACCCCAGCCTCTTCGAGTGCCCGCTCGATGGCCGCCTGTACTTCGCTTTCCTTCGTAGAGCGTGTAGCCAGGCCCGATAGAACCCACGCGGCTTCTTGCGCCATGTCGCGGCTCATGCGGCCACCTTGCCCAACACCTGAGCCACCGCCACAGCCTCGGCGGCCGTCAACATCAGGCGCCACTCGACGTGGTCAGGCGAGGTCACATGCAGGCGCCCGGTGTGGTGCCGACCCACCATGCCCTTGAGCTGCTCTTCGAGGTCGACGCTCGCCGCGTCTCTGATTATCGACTCGGTGGCCTTGCGTTGCCACTTCGCCCACAGCGGTCGAAACTTCGACATCAATCGCGACTCGATTGCGTGAGCCAGTGCCTGCGGCCCTCGCGACTTCGCAACGGTCACCACCGGGACCTTGTCCCAGCCTACACACACGGGCTTGTGACCGACGCCGACCGGGATTGTTCCGGTGGCCACGAGCCTATCTTTGTGCTCGTAAACGTAGCCGAGGATTGCGACGCGCTCGCCCATGGGGCTCTCGACAATGACCCGCTCGGGCACGTCCGGTTGTCCGCCCACAACGCGCCAGCCTTCGAGGTGAGGCAGGGCTTTTGCAGCAATGACTCGGGCGTCGGGGAGGTTCAGCTTCATGCCGCCACCTCAGCGAGCACTTCGCGCCGAAGGTAGTCAAAGAAGAAGGGCAGCAGCTTGTAGCAAACGATGAACCACTCGGAGCATGGTTTGTGGGCTACGAATTGCTCATAGATGTCATAAGAGCCCTCGCCGAACAGATTATCGTCATCAGCTTCTTCAACGGAGTCGACCAGGTCTCTCTCGGTCGAGTAATCGGCATCGTCGACGGCCTCCCATGCCTCACGGGCCTGCTCGCTAGTGATGCTCCCGTCTCGTCGCTCCGATATAATGTGCCCACGCAGGGCCTTCTTTGTCCCCTCTGAGTCGAACCTTCTCTTCTCGTCGGGACTAAATAGCTTGTCCGCCACATAGCTGTCGCTGTCGCGGTTCGCCAGAAAGGCGGTCAGCGGTCGCGGGCTCTTCAAGGCCGACCCCCCTAGGTTGCTAACATTCCAACGATACGACCAGTTGCCCCAGTCGCTTTGAATTGAGAACTCACCGGTGACGTCGTTGATGGTGAAGATTGCCCAGTTCCAATTCTCATCGAACCGAAAGGAGTAGGAGACGGGACGCGATTCGCTGACGCGGTACTTTTCCAGACGAGGCATAAAGCACCCGTCGACTTTGTCGCCGTGCTTGGTCTTCTGAACCTTGGCCCAACTTGGGTACTCAATCGCGGGCGCATCTTGCCAAACAGAAGTCATCCCAGCACCGCCTGAGCTTGCTCCCAAGCCCGATTGACCATCGCCATCGCCCCAGGGTCACCACCGTGGTCGGGGTGGTTCTTCCGCGACAGCTCGCGGTATCGCTGTTTGACCTCGGCCAGCGGGGCCCCGGGTTCGCAGCCCAGCACGTCGCACCACTGAGGCATGCCCGACGTCTCGCCGGGCGCTGGCAGGGCCTTGAATCCGCTGAAGGCGCGGTCAAGGAGTTCTGTTGCACCGGCTCGATCGATGCCACGAAGCGCTGCGACAGTGAGACCAACCGCTCGAATGTTATCGACGACTCGGTCCCAGGTGTCACAGGCGATGACCTGCTGTTTGCTGTCTCGGTAGAAGTAGACCGCGACGCCGCAATCATCCATCTTGCGGCTCGTCCAGTTGGCGTAAGGAAGGCCGTCGCGACGGGTGGGGATGTTTGTGCTCACCACAACGCTTTCTGCGCCCAGCAACCTAAGCTCGCCAAGCAGGTGGTTAAGCGCTTGAGTATAGCCGACGGTGTACCGGCTTCGGCGCGACTCTTCGCAGCGCGGCCAGCCTTCGGGCCAGTGGAGGGGGAATGCTTCAGCGGTCATCGGACTTGCTCCGCTTGGACACCGTTGGGAAAACCATGATTTCGGTATCAAAGTCGAAATCACCCCAGTCCCTAACGATTACCTCGGCCCCACCGCTTTCCTCGATCACCGTTCGAACCGCGTCTTCGTCGACGACGTCGGGCCAGTCTCCGTCGGGCCAAAGTTCACGAACACTGAACGTTGCGCTGACCTCGATTGTGATCGCCACCCGAACGGCCGGCGGTTTTGGTGCAGGCTCGCCCATCGGGGCAGCGCGGTATGCCCCCAAATATTGATTGATGTATTCGATAACCTCTTTCGGCACGCGCTCGTGGTAATCGGCGAGGCCAGTCACAGCGTCCCAACTGAACGCCTTCGACATGCTGTCCGCTACAATGCGCGCCGCTTCCTCAGTCCCGAACCAAGAAAGCCTCCGGCCTGTGGGCAGGTGATCAATCACCCAAACGCCACGGTCGCTTGCCGTGTCTTCTCTGACCGCAAGCCCGGGGGCCACCACGTCGCCTTCGACCTGTTTGGGCCATCCCTCGACGGCGGCTATTTTGTAGGGTTGCATGGGCATATCTAAACTCCATTCAATCGATCTGGTGACGCGGTGCCGGTCCTTCCCCGGCTATTTTTGCTACACACCCACGCTCTTCTGTAACTGGCGGGGGCTTTCAGTGGGGTTCCCCCTAAAGTGCTTCATGTCGCAGCACCGACCGCGTCGTTTGGTAGCGGGAGACGGAGTCGAACCGCCCGGTCCTGGGTTATGAGCCCTGGTCCCGCCCACGCGGTCCCGCTTCAAGAAAACTAGGGGACGTATCGAAGTGCCTTGCGCGCCCACATGACGCTCTCCTCAAGCTTCGTTAGCGCGAGCTCCTTCTCCCGCGTCGGCTCGAGGTCATCGATTGATGCCTCGAGCGTCTTGGCCGCGCTGGTGATATCTTTGTCGTGCTCAGCGGCACGCTTTGAAAACTCAGTGTATGAAAATCTAGTCATTGTCTTTCCTTGTAGTGTGATAGGCTTCGAACATTACGCCGCCTCGCTTTCGTTGGCCTCCGGCGCCGCAACGACCACGTCGGGCGCGTCAGCGATGGCGACAGTCCCGTCCTTGACCTCAAGGATTGAATCGGCCAGCGGCCAAAGCTCCGACTGGTGAGCCACGAAGTAGCAGCGATGAAACCCACCGAGGTCTAGCGCCTTGCGGAGCATCTCGATGTAGCGCACGGCGTTGCTGCTACTGAGGGCCCCAGCGCATTCGTCCCTAAACAAGTCTTCAAGCGGCACCGACGAACGACGGGCGTTGTAGATTGCAATTGCCAGGGCCAAGGCCTCACTTACCAGCACCTTCTCGCCGCCACTCAATTGGTCGGCGCTTCCCTCGGTACCTCGCTCGCTGTCGAGCACGCGCAGGTCAAAGACCTCCTTTGTGCCCTTGCCGTCAGCCTTGAGTTGAGTCGTTTCAAGCGACACCGTGAACCGCGAGCCATAGCAGGCGTGAAGCAATTCGTTCGTGAGGTCGCTCACCTCGGGCCCGGCTGCGTCGATTTCGAGCGCCTGCACACCGTCGCGACCAAGGGCCTTTTGCAGGTGCTTCCATTGGTCGACTTCGGCGATGAGTGCCTTGATGTCGTGCTCGGCCTCTTTGAGCTTTTCCGATTCCGCTTCTGCGTCCTCGACTACCGCCGTCAATCGCTCGACTCGCTTCGATGATTCAGACCATGCCTCGCGCAAAGCGTCGAGGTCGTGTTGAGGTGGGGCAGGGCGGGCGGCCTCGTGGCGCTCACACTCAACTCGGGTCGCGTGAAAAGTCGACTTCTTCTGCTCGACTTCTTCGGTTGCGCACGCCAGGGATGTGACGGCCACCTCTTTGGCATCTCCGAGCTCTCCTATCTGAGCCTCGACTGCGGTGAGCCGGTCGGCGACCTCCCGAAGGCCTGCGAGTTTTTCCTTTGCGCGTGAAGCTTGCTCGACGATGCCACGCAACGTCATCAACCTGACACGCACGCCAGCAAGAGATTCATCTAAGTTGGGACAAGAGGGGCCACTGCCGATACCCTGCAGGTTCTTGTCGGCGACTCTCTCTGCGAGCGTGGCTTGCTCAAGAAGAGCCTCGAACTCTGGCACCTTCGTTCTTGCCTCAACAACGTTGCGGATGAGCTCACACCCGGCGAACTGACCATCACCACCGCAAGGGACTTCGGCGAGCGAGGACGCTTCGCGTCGAACTCGCTCGAGGTCTCGTTTCGCCTGAGCCTCCTTAGCTTGGGCAGCAACAAGGGCAGCCGCGAGCCGGTCGTGGTCTCGCTCCCATTCAAGGAATCGCTTGTCGTACTCCTGCCAAGCAGCCTCGACCTGCTCAAGCTCTTTGATGTCGTTGGCTGCGTCGCTGGCCTCCTCGGCCATCGTCTCGAGCTGCGAGCGATTCTTCAGCCGAGCCGACAAGGCCATCTTCTCGCCAGCGAGTGAGGCAACCCGCTCATCGATTCGCTTGAGTTCGTCGAGGTAGGTCTGCTGCAACCCTTCGGCGTCACGGAGCCTCAGCACGGCTTCCTGATGGGCACCGCTAAGTTCGTCCCTTGTTTGCGACCACGCGGCCAGCGTCGCGTCGTACGCCGCTCTTTCATCGCGGGCGACCTTGCCCTTCGATTCAGCTTCCTCGAGCGCTGCAGTTGAAAAGCGCAGCTCGTCGCGGAGCGCCGGCAGGCCCTTGGCCTTCGCCTCGTAGCCTTCGGCTCGACCGCGCAGACGTGCAAGCTCTGATTCGCTCGACCGGGAGCGCTCGCCGGCGGCGTCGCTCAGCTCTTGCAATCGACCCAGGCCAAGGAGGTCGGCAAACAGCGATTTGCGGCGTGACGCCGGTAGGCTTAAGAAGTTGCCCTCCTTCGTCTGTGCCGCGAAGGCAGAGGAGAAGAACACTTCCCTAGAAGTAAACTTTCTTGCGACCTCGGCGTCGAACTCCTTGGACTTTCCCGAGGTCAGCGGTTGCCCGTCCGCATCGAACACATAGGCCTCGGTCTTCGGAGAGCGCGCGACCCCATCGATCATGACCTTGAGGGTGTAAGTCTCGCCGGCGACCTCGAGGGTGAGCTCGGTGTAAGAGTCTTTGCGGTTGGCCATGGCTGCGAGTGCGCCGCGCGATGGCGTCATTCGGTAAAGCGAGCCCGGAATCATCTCGAGCATCGTTGATTTGCCAGCGCCATTGCCGCCGCAGACAGCCACCAGCTCGGCACCACCAAGCTCAGCGATAGGGACTTCGACGTTGTCTCTGAAGCGACCGATGCCGCCGAATTTGAGTGCTTTGACCTTCATGCTGCCACCGCCTCTTCGAGTTCAGAAAGTTTAGTCAGAACGGAGTCGGCCGACCCCGGCCTCTCTTCGCGCGATGCCCACCAAGCTTCGACGCGGTCGTGTGTGGTGCGGGCGTCTCGGATCGCTTCAGACCGAACTCGGTGAATCGTGGTAACCCGAGCGTCGATCTTGACGAAGTGGGCGCCGCCGGCGAGCAGTCGATCACGGGCCACTTCGACCTGCGCGTGTGCTGCCGACCTGTTCGATTCGTCGACCGTGTAGGAGAGGCGAAAGGACTGGTCGTTGCCTGGGGACTTCACCAAGTAGTGGTTCTCAAGCAAGTTGCCGTCTTCTGTGCGCAGGGCGACATCACCCTTGCCCCACTCAGCTTCGATGGTGACCATCGCTCGGTGTGGCGCAGTGATTCGCTCGAATTGAGGGAGGTTCTCACCCAACGAGACCATCGTGTAGCCGTGCGGCCCATGCTGCCCAAAAGCGGTTGGGCGTGGGCTCCCTGGGTAGTGAATCCGATCGCTGAGAGTCTGCCCTTTGTGAATATGACCGAGTAGAACGGCATCGGCCCGGGTGTCGAGAAGGTCAGCCTCAGACAGCGGGATGTCGCAGCGCCCCATGACCGGCTGGCCGTTGTCGAGCGAAGCCGCCCCAAGCTCTGCGTGCGCAAGCAAGAGTCGGTAGCCCACCTGGCCTTCAAACTCGAAGCGAAATCCAGAGAGAATCGATTGCAGGCCCTCAATAACGGCCTGCGAAACGTCCATCGCACTCGTGGAGCCGAGGGCGGCAACGACGTGCGCTTTTCGAGGCCATGGCAGGCACGCGACGACACTTTTTCCAACCAGCGACAACCCTGGCCGCGAGTGGACTTCGATGGTGTTCTTCGCTCGAATCTCAGCCAAGAAGTCTAAGTCACCGGGTCGATCGTGATTGCCATAGACCACCACCACGGGCATCCGGTTCGCCCAATCCTGAAACACTTCGATGGCCGCGTTTCGCTCAGTCGGTGTCGAAAGCCGGTCGAAGACATCGCCGGCGTGAAGTATCGCCTGGGCGCCTCGCTCTTGGGCGTCTTGGCCAATCCACTTGAGCGACTCAACTTGCTCTTCGAGGCCCATCGCCCCCGGTGGCGTTCTATCTGTGATGTGCGTGTCCGCAACGTGCGCTAAAAGCATCGTGTTCTCCATTCGTTAGGTGCCGGCCTAGAGGGCATCTCCGGCATTCGCCCGTTTCCACTGGGTGGAATATTGAGTTAGACAGGCGTGTCGTCGTCGTCGTCGATGTTCGCCACAAACGCCTCAACGGCCTTGAGCACTTTGCGCGCTTCGCTTGCGGTCATGTCTTCCTTGCGGCCTTTGCTGGTCTGGGCCTGACATAGTCCCTTGAAGTCAGCGCCGGACATCCCAGCAGCCTTAGCCTTGACCCAGGACTCCTTGACGATTCGAATGACCTCTTCGTCCCCCAAAACCTCGCCGTTCGAGTCGTGGCGAAGTTCGGAGGGGGGCGCCGGGACGCCCCCCTCCATTCCGCCCTTTGGACCAGGGAGAGCCGTGGGGGCGGATTCTTCGAAGTCTGCATCAACAACGTTGGCCTGTGCCTTGGCGCCGTAAAGAGCCGCTGTCGCACCACCGACGTTTGCCAGTATCAAATCGCGAGCGTGCGCACTGCTTGGGTCAAGGACCAACTTCGGCACTACGAACGGTCTCCGAAGCTCCTCCTTGGTGTACGAACGCTTGATGCCTAGAGCCGACGCGATAGCTCGATTCTTGGCTTTTGAAGCGGCGATTTCGGCGATGAATTTTCGTGCCTCGCGAATCTGACGGCTTGGGTCACGGTTCCCGGCTCTGGCCTTGTCGACAATCTCCTCGTAGTCCTTGCCCGGCACGCCGTCGACGCTTTCACGTAGGTCGATCATCTTCGTGCCGGTGATTTCTCGCGTCACGCCGTCGAAGTCTGTGATGCGACCTCTAACCATCATCTGCACGAGGTGAGGGTGCGACCCCCCATCCACTTGCCGCTCTTCAAACCACGAGATACCTGCGGCGGCGGCGATTTGGTCTAGCTTGGGCTTGCCTATGAGCATTTGCCCACCGGCGATCGAAAACACCTCCCGGGCCTTCGGGTCGGGATTGACGCGTACCTCACTCACCGACAGACGAGTGCCGGGCGGTTGTCCCGCCATGTGAGTCACTGGCGCCAACACGTTGTATTGGTCCTCGCCGAACTGCTCAAAAAGCAGGTTGATAGGATTCTGAGTAACCTGTTGAGGCTCTCTCTTCTGAATAGCTTGTGATGCTGACATTGGTTTCTCCCTGGTTAAACTTTGCGATTCTTTTTGGGTTCGATTTTCTCGTCGATTCGCCCGACGAGCCTGAACGCCCTGTCGGTGGTGTCGCCCACGATTTGACGCTTTACGGCGAGTAGATGGACGATTGTCGTGCGGGCTTCCTTGAGGAGCAGACGCAAATCGCGAAGCTCCTGTAGGTTTTTTTGGTAGTTGCGGTGGGTCATAGCGCCACTCCAAAAGGTTCGCCGGACGAGGGGTGCAGGGGAGAGCGCCCCCCGCCCGGCTTGGTGCTTCCCATGGAGGAGAGCGATTCGCGGTAAGGGTAGGGGACCGCCAAGGTCGACCCGCATTCGTGATTACGGAGCTCAAGCCAGCCGCCGTCGCCATCGCACATGAGTTCGTCGATGCGCGGCAGATCGAGCCACTCTTCGATGGTCAGCGTGACGCCGCAGCAGTTGCACTTGGTCATGATGCTGCACCGCCTCGAATGGCTTCGACCCGTTGCTTGAGGCGGCGAATGTTCGCGCTGATATTGCTCAAGCTGTACGAAGGGTAAGGGCGGTCAGCCCAAAATCTCTTCATGTCAGCCTTCAGGCCCTCGATAGTCAGGCCAAGTTCCGAGAGCCCCTCAGCGTCGCCTTTCCTGTAGAGGCGATTCACCAGCTTACGGCGGTCGCGCTCTGCTTCTAGATTGGCTATCTTTTCCGCCAGCCGCTCAAGGGCGTCCGGGTCATCTGAAAAGATAGTCGATTCGAGGCGTGCTTCGATATTTGAAGCTTTGCGGTCGTGATGCTCGGCGAGGGCTGCCTCTCTAACTGCGCGTTCCATGCCGTTGTGTATCCGTGCCGCGTCTCGTCTCGACCTGGCCTCTGAGTGGTGACCCACGAGGATTGGCTGACCAAACGGGACACCGTCGGCAGTTGCCCTGACTGCCGAGTGCGCGGCCTCACTGCGTGCTCGAGCTTTTTCGGCCCATTCCTCGCGTCGTTGCAAACGTCGCTCTGCTCGCTCTCGCCGAGTATTCATGGCGCCACCCCCAGCGATTCGGCGAACGACTTAATCTCCCGTGCGATGCGAGCGCCTCGAGTCTCGTCGTCCTCGACCGACATTACGTAGTCGCTGCGATCAAGCCCTGCCGGGTCGGCGTCTTGGATTCGGCCAAGCGCCTCGTCGTGGTTGTCGAGCAGCTCACCAAGATGAGTCGCTGCTGCATCGTAGATTGCGTACATGCGCTCGTGTGTCTCTTCGAGAGTCACATCGCTGTCCGCCTCGTATGCTTCGGCTTGTTTGAGCAGTTCGCGGATTTTGTCGCGAGCTTGGCTCGTAGTCAGTTGCGTCATTGGGACCTCCCTGGTCACGAGAATGACGTTATGACTATCGATATAATTTAGTCAAGATAAAAATGTCGATAGTCATTTGCCTGTGTGCTTCGGTTGGCACTGAAAACCTCATCTCCCTTGATTTTGTTCGGTTTTGTGGGGTTGGGTGTTGAAGGTTTTTTTCACCGGGGGAGAACAAAATGAGACCATGGATGTTGTTGTTTTGCGCGGCCTGGATCGCTTCATGTTCAACGAATTGGCCGAGAAAAAAGGATTCGGAGGTGAAGTGCCCAATCGGCAAGTACGCGAATGGGGAAGCGGCCTACTTGCGAATGAGGGCATCTGAATGCAAGGCGCGGCTAGCTAAAGCGAAAACCAATCGTGCAAAAATTGCGGCCATCAAGGAGGAATCCAGAAAAGAAAGGGAAGCAAAGGCGAAGAGACGAGAGGAGATAGCCGCCAGGCAAGACAAGGAAGCAAAGGCTGAGGCAGAAGAAAAAGCGCGACGTCGCGAAGAAAGCGAGCGAATAGCGACAAAGTACCGAGAGGCCGCCGCTGCTGAATTGGCCGAAAGAAACAAGAGGCGGGCTCTCGCCGAGGCTGAAGAACTCGCTCGTCAGAAGGCGGAAGACGGCCGGATCGCCAAACTCAAGAAAAGATGTGGCAAACGGTTCGAGCAGCGTCCGCAGGTCGGCAAGTCGTTCCGGCGGTGGAGGTCGTGCTGGCCCTACCCTGACGAAATACGTCAGGCAGGCCAGCAGCTACTTCCCTCTGGAAAAACTGCGAATGTGTTTCGAGTGTCCCACGGAAGAAGCTTCGCCGACATCTATGTAGTCGAAAACATCATTGTTCGCTGGGTCAGCCCCTAAGTAAACCGCATGGGAGTGGAATAGCACGTCGCGTCTCTTCGTTTGATGAATCCGGCACTTCAAGGATGATCGTCGCTATCAGATAAATCCGACAAACGGACGCACTGAACGGCTGTTCTGTCAGAGGGTACTGCTAGCTCCCTTAAGTGGCAGGGGGAGCGTTTGAAAATGGCGAACGGACAGGATTGCGAGGTGGAATGGGACGGGAGGTCGTACAGCGTTGTTCTTGTTGCAGACCTTGGAAACAAGCGCGCTGTGGTCGATGTCGAAAACGCTCTGGTTTTTTTTGCTGGGGCTACTCCAGACCGGCGAGCAATACGGGAGGCAATTCAGGAAGTATCAGGACGACCGCATTCTTATCGCTTCAAGAAGTTTTGACCACGCGCGAGGATTCGGGTCGGAGTCATCAGGGCCGACGAAGGCCCCGCCCAGACGCCTTAGGTGAACGATCTCCTCGTCGGTCACTTTGTCGTCCTTCGCGTAAACGGACTCGAGGTACCGATCGAGGCTTTCGGTGGTAGGAGGTAGCGCGTCCTCCAGAAGTCGAATGCCAAAGAAGACGCTCAACTTCTCGATGGTATCGACCGAGATCGTCTTCTTTTTCCCTGCCAGATAGCGAGACAAGAGACCCTGGCCCACCCCCGAACCACGTGAAACCTCAATCTGCTTCAAGCCACGCTCCGCCATGAGAGCACGCACTTTTTGAAGCACTCTGTCGTTAGCGTTCCCTGAAATGCCGGAAGTCATTTCGTTGTTTTGCAGTCTCGCGTGGTCAGATCGCAAGCGTTTTCGCAGGCTTATGATTTTAGTCATAATGTGCTTGCGTGCGAATGACTATAGTCATAAATATTGCGCATGACCAATCCCCTCAAGCAGTACCTCGATTCACGCCCCGAACTCACACAGGAAGACTTCGCGGAGCTTCTGACTGTCGCCCGCGGCTGGCCCGTGACCCAAAGCGACATCTCTCGATGGTCCACGGGCTCGCGGTTCCCATCGACCGGTACTCGGATGGCGATCACTAGAGCCACCCGCGGGGCAGTCACCGAGGACCAGTGGCAAAGCTGGCGACAATGGCGCTCGCAAGAAGCCCACACGGCAGCCTGATTCCCCCACATTCGAAACGAGTTCAACATGTGCACGAGTTTACACTCTAGAGACTGCAAGGGTCTGCAAGTCTATCCATTGCGAGGCATTGCATGGGTCTGAATCAGTACGTTTTGCCGCTGGTCGACCACGACCGTGATGCCCTTGCCGCCGCGAGAATTCGGGCCGCCTGCAAGGCAGTGGCGGCAGACCTTGGACACAAAGCCATCGCCGACTTGTGGGGATGCCACGAGAGCAGCGTTGGCCTCAAGCTCGAAGAGAAGAACCGAAACTACATCCGACCTTCGGAGATGATTGCCCTCAAGCGGGCAGACCGACGCGGTCTGATTCGAATTGCTGAGGAAGCCGAACTCGACCCACCGACGACTCCCGAGCAGGTCGTCGAGAGGTTGCCCCACGTTTTACGCGAGCTCTTCGCTGATGAACTCGCCGAACTCGTCGAGAGAAAGCTGGGGTTGCGATGATTGAGAAGGGGCGATTCGTGTTTTGCGAGCGAGGGCGACCGGTGTTCTCGATACTGCGCGAAACTACGAGAGCGGCAGCACTCGCGCTCGTCGTCGAAGTCTTTGGCGTTAGAGCGGGGAAGCACTCAAGCCTCGAGCCAATCGGTCGAACCCGGTTCATCAGAGACCGCGCGCTCGAATTGACCCCCTATGGTTCGTCCTCAGAGGAGCGAGAAGCCCCACCCGGTGCGGTCTGCGCGACACGCCCGGACTTCGTCCACGTCGAAAGTGAGGTGGGGTGAATGAACCGCTGCATCGTGATGGACCCTCCATGGGAGGAATACGGCGGCGGGGGGCGTGGGGCCCAGCATCACTACCCCCTTATGTCCACCCCGGAAATAGCTAAGGTATTGCTTCGAAGCGGCGTCGATTTCGCGCCTGACGCCCATCTTTGGTGCTGGGCCACCGATAACTACTTGCAAGACGCCCTCGGTCTCATCGACCGCCTTGGGTTCCGCTACGTGCGCACGATGGTGTGGGTGAAAGTTAGAGGCATCAAGAGCACCTTCAAGATTCCCCCTGGGCACCAGCAACAAGTCATCAATGCCGCAACCATGGGCACTTTCTCGTTCGAGATAGCCCCCGACTATCTGCCCGAGTCGCTTCAAATCGGACTCGGTCAATACCTTCGAGGTTCACACGAGCTTTGCTTGTTCGCGACTCGAGGCAAGACACAGCTTCCCGACGTTGCGCCGCCCTCGGTGATTTTCGCTCCACGAGGCGAGCATAGCGCCAAGCCCGACGAATCTTTCGAAGTATTCGAGAAGGTAAGCCCTGGTCCTCGCGTCGAGATGTTCTCACGTCGACGACGCGAAGGGTGGGCCTCGTGGGGGCTCGAAGTCGATGAACGACTCGAGTCGAAATCTAACACAGCTCAACCAGAGCAACTGGTCCTGGGAGGACAGTGATGACCGCCGCCCAGCTCAATCTATTAGATGCACCCATTCAGCGCCCGGCAGCGCTCACCATGGAGCAAGCACGGGCCGACCTTCTGCGACGTGCGAAGGATGGGGCGAACTGTCCCTGTTGTGGGCGGCTTGCGAAGATATACCGCCGCAAGCTCAATAAGACGATGGGCGCCGCTGTGGCTTGGCTCGTCAGACAGCAACGCACGCCCGAGGATTGGATTGACGTTCCAAAGAGGGCGCCTCGATGGGTAATCCGAACGAATCAACTTGGTACCGTGGCGCACTGGGGTTTGCTCGAGCAAGCGACCGAAGCCGACGGCAAAAAACGAACCAGTGGCATTTGGCGCCCGACCAATTTGGGGCGCAGCTTTGTGCTCGGGAAGGTGACGGTTCCCGCCTGGGTCGAGCTGCTCAACAACGAAGTCGAAGCGTGGGCGACTGAGCAGGTTTCGATCACCGACGTCGTCGGGGTCGATTTCGACTTTTCGGAGCTTATGGAGGGGGATTCGTGAGGTCTGGTCTCTTCACCGGGTCCCGCGGCTCGCTGATCGCAAATTTTGGGCGAAGGGTAGCTCCTTTCGTCCGTGGTATCCGGCCCCGATTCTTCGACTTCTCCATGATGGGGATCGGGGCCGGGGCCACATCAAGGAGAAGAAAAGTGGCAAAGAAACGGAAGGCGCTGGGGAAAAAGACCCGGTTTGAAATATTCAAAAGAGATTCGTTCGCCTGTCAGTACTGCGGCAAGTCTGCGCCCGAAGTGGTGCTCCATGTGGACCACATTCACCCCGTCGCCCACGGCGGGGATGATGATCTGCTTAACCTGATCACCTCGTGTGTCGAATGCAATCTAGGCAAAGGCGCAAGGACGATTGACGATTCTAGCGTTGTGGCGAAAAAAAAGGCCCAGCTCGACGAACTTGAAGAACGACGCCAGCAACTTGAGATGATGCTTGAATGGCAAAAGTCTCTTGTCGACCACACATCGCAAGAGGTCAATTCGATTGCTGAATTTTGGGGTGAAATTGTGCCCGGGACCGAACTGAGGGAAGGGGCACGTTCCAAGCTCAGAACGTTGATTGTTAAGTACGGTTCAGCATCTGTGGTCAAAGCCATGCGTCAGGCCGTCGAGAAGCATGTTGATGGGTCTCACGACAGTGCGCAGCGTGCTTGGGCTGACCTTCCCAAATTCGCTTGGATTCTGTCGAAATCGGATGACGACCCGGGAATAAGAGAACTGTGCTATGCGCGGGGCATTCTTCGTAACCGTATGAGCTTCTATGAAGGAAGGTACGACCGAGAGTTTCTTACGGGGCTGAGGGAGATTCGTAGCAACGGCTACAGCCTCGACCGCATCAAGGAGATCGCAAAGACGATTAAATCGATCACTGACTTTCGCGAATGGGTCGATCTATCGGCCGAGGAACTCAGTAATGATTGAAGACAGTGACTTCAGGATCGCCACATCATGGCGTGGTCACCGCAAGCGCAAGCGACTTCGCCGCCGACTGGGTGCCGATGGCGTTCTCGCCATCGAGGACCTTTGGGCTCACGCCGCTGACTGCAAGCCCGATGGGAATCTCAAGGGTCTCTCCAATGAAGATATCGCCGATGAGGTCGACTGGCAGGGAGACGCTGACGAACTCCTTACCGTGTTTGTCGAACTTCGCCTTGTCGACGGAACAGAGAAAAACTATCGGCTGCACAACTGGGCCAAGCACCAATCCTGGCTTGCCAACAAAGCAAAGCGTCAAGCCAAGGCGAGGGCTGCAGCCGAAGCACGATGGGGCGGCAATGATGCCCACGGCAATGCTAATTTAGAATCGAGCAATGCAACGAGCACGGAATCGGATGCTACGAGCATGCTCCGAGCATCGAAAACCAATGCTAAAAAGCAAAAAGTCGATGCCCCAGAGCCTGAGCCTGAGCCTGTGCCTGTTCCAGAGCCTGTGCATTCTTCTCCTGCTCTGCAAAACGGGAAAAACGATCGGTCGGTTAGCGCAGGGGAACTCAACACCCGGCTGCAGAGCTGGTCGGGATGGGCCAACGCTGGGGGCGTTAGCCCGAAGCACATGCCCACCCTCATGGCCGCTGCTCCGTTCGGCGAGGAAGAGATTTCCTACGCGAAGGCAAAGGCAGAGTCTCGCAACGGAAGGCCGAACCCGGGGCTATTCCTGACAATCCTGGTCTCCGAACGAGACCGAAAGCCCATTCAGAACCGTTCCCGCGGCTCACCCCGCAAGAAGGACATTCGACGAGGCTACGCACCCCCAAGCAAGGAGCACGAAAGTGGACCAGTTCGACTTTGACCCCGATGCGGTGGTCAGGAAAATCAGAGCCAAGGCCGACGCGATGTCGGCTGAGGAAATCGACGCCATCGAGGCGGAGATCGAGGAAAGCGAGCGACGGCTTCGTCTTCGCGTTGCCGAGTCTTGGGCGGTTCCACGCAGGGTGCTCGACGTCCTCAGCGAGAGACCCAGGGTGACCGAGGGCGTGCAGGCCGTGAAGGCGTGGCAGTCGCGTTCAGCTTCGGACTGGTGCCTCGTGCTCAGCGGCCCCCCGGGGGTTGGCAAGTCGATTGCCGCCGCTTGGTGGTTGGCCCATGAGGCGCGGGACCGGCGGGACGTGCCGAATGCATTCCCGTGCTGGTGGACAGCCGGCAAGCTCGCTCGAGTAAGCGGGTACGATGGCACCATCGACCGAGTTGGCAAAGTCGGACCGCTCGTCATCGACGACCTTGGGACCGAGTATGGCGACGCGAACGGCTACTGGTACAGCCGTCTCGATGAGTTGCTCGACCAGCGCTACAGCAACAACCGGCGCACCATCCTCACCACCAACTTGAACGCGTCGGAGTTTCGCGAGCGCTATGGCGAGAGGATTGTCGACCGAATCAGGGAGGCCACGACCCACGCGTTCGTCGGCCTTGAGGGGGCGAGCCTCCGATGAACCTCGAACACCGAAAGAGAAAATGCGCGGAGCGCATTCGCCAATCGATGGAGACCATCAACGAGCTTTGGTTCAAGGGGGCTCGCATCGACCATGCCGTGATTCGAAGATTCGACGCCCAGGTGGCCGAAGCAGCATCAACGGGAAGCCAGACCCTCGTCGACGTGACCTGCACGAAGCTCGAGGCGTGGGCGTCTCGAAACCTCTCGGCTCAGAAGTACGGAAAGGCATCGTGATGTTCGGACTGGGAAGACGCGCCGCTGAGGAAGAACCGCAGTGGATTCAAAACAACCTAGCAGGGCGCGAGGAAATCAGGGCCGCGTTGCGGAGGTCCCCGCGAGGTTTTGTTCGGGTGGTTCTCGTTGACTCCGACTCGGGCGACAGTCGGTACGTCTCGGTCAACCGTGAGCCCATCGTGGGCGAGCTTGTGGCCACTCCGCTGGGGAAAGAAGTTCCAGCATGACGGTTATCGATTTCACCAAGCATCTCGAGATGGTGGAGAAGCAGGAACTCTTCAGGGTCAAAAGGCCCGACCGCTCCTGTGAGCACAACTACGTTTGTGTCGATGTGGACGCGCGCGAGGTTATCTGCTCGTCGTGCAACGCACGGCTCGACCCATTCGCGCATTTGGTTTGGTTGGGCGACCGGTGGGAGCGTTACACCGCCGCGATTGACCGAATTTTGCGCAAGCTGAACTCGAAACAGTCTGAGCTTGAACGCCTCGAGGCAGACATCCGAAACGCGAAGGCTCGATTGCGGAGGGCCAAACGATGAGTGACGACGTCGTTGAACTCCCCGCGTTGGTAAAGCCAGACGTTGGCCCCTTGGGCTTGTCTCCCTACGCCCTCAAGAATGGAAGTGACGAAAAGCTTGAGGAGACCTACAGTGGTTTGCGTGCGAGGCTGCTTGTTCTGAACGAGCGCCGCCGCATTCTCGAGGCGGCCGAGCAGCGCCTCAAGCGCCAGCGTCACGCCAAAAGGAAAACGGCCGAGGTCAGTCGATTGCTCACCGAAAACTATCGCCGGTCGAAGCACACCCGTTTTGCGATATCGCAGGCGGTCGCGGAAATCGGTTCAAGGGAGGTCAGTGGTGGCTAAGAAGAAGGCGGCAAAGAAGGCACCAGCGAAGAAGCGCAAGGCTAGAAAGACCAAAGAGAAAGAGGACCCGGCCAAGAAGGCTCTCAGCGAGAGGCAGAAGGCCTTTGTACGCGAGTACATCATCGATTTGAACGGCACACAGGCTGCGATTCGAGCTGGGTACAGCAAAAAGACCGCGCGCCAGCAAGGCAGCACGCTGTTGTCTTATCCTAACATTCAGGCGGCTTTGTCGACGGCTGTTCAGGAGAGGGCCGAGCGCACTGAGGTTGCGGCCGATGACGTGGTTCGGGAGTTAGCCATACTCGCCTTCAGCGATATCAGCAACTACGAAATCGACGAAAATGGTGAGCTGCAGGTCAAAGAGGGGGTGCCAGTGGCGTCCCGACGCGCGGTGTCCTCAATCAAGCGCAAGAAGAAGTTCATCGGTGGTGCGGACGGCGAAGCGCCCTTCGAGCTGGTCGAGGAAGAAATCAAGCTATGGGACAAGGTGGGGTCATTGAAGCTCATCGGGCAGCACCTCGAGATGTTTACCAAGCTCGTGAAGGGAGAGGTCGGGGGCAAAGACGGCAAGCCGATTCAGGTCGAGGCCAAAGCCGGCCTGTCGTCGGAGACCGCGGACTTTATTCGAGCCCAGGTACTAGGGCTGAAAGTGGAGAGTGGGAAGTGACTAGAAAGATTATTGCCGTGATATGGCTGTCGCCTGTGGCCATTCCTATCTGGCTGCTCTACCTGCTACCGGCGTGGGGCCTGGGGCTTATCCGTCTCAAAGAGAAGCGCCGTTGGGGTGTAGTTTTTGGTCCGGGGAAAAGATGGCACCTTTGGGCGTGGATGTGGTCAGGTTGGGTGGGGCATGCGATGCCCTTTGCTGCGGTAATCAAGCGGCCTGACTGGGATGATGCCTACCCCCGCATTGTCGACCATGAGATGAGGCATTGCCGTCAGTGGGTGGCGCTGGGGGCTTTGTTTCCCATTGCCTACGGGCTTCTGACCCTCGTCTTCGGGTACCGCGACAACCCCTTCGAAGTCGATGCTCGAGCGGTGGAGTTCCCATGAAGGTCACGAAGAATTACCCGGCCTGGGGTGTGCAGAGGGCTACGGATGCGAGGTGGTTGGTGAATTGTGCTGCGAGCACCGAAGCTTGGCGTGACCGCCTATCGCTTCACGACATCACGACGTCTCGCAGGAATGCCCAGCTCGAATGCGAAAAGGCAGTGAAGGTGGGCCACGACTGCAGCGTTCAGCGAGTGCTGTTGGTGCCCGTGAGCTCGGGGTCGCGGCCATGAGTGATGAACCCGACCTTTCCGACCATAGATGGATTCCGGGGGTGCCGGAAGACATCGCTGAGCTCGTGGTCGCAATGCACTCTCGCGGCTATGCATGTGGCCGAGACGAGGCTGAGATGCTTTGGCGCCTTCGGTCCCATGCTTGGGCGGCGACCTGGATGGATGTGCCTCGCAACGACCGACCAGGGCTCGTGGCACAGATGGAGCCATTCTTCGAGCATGTGTTCTTGCGCTGCCCGGCTCTCATCAACCCAACGCACCGGTGCAGGCTTCAGGCAGGGCACAGCGGCGAGCACCGAGCAATCGTCGAGGCCGTGTTTTCGTATCACGACGACGAAGAGCACGGCCGTATTGCGAAGATAGTGTTCGACGTGGACTCCAAAATCGAAGGGGTCGACGGGCTCACGCTCACCTCGGGCCTGTCGGAGTAGTTGTTTGAGCGCCGTCCCACACGTTCTGCTGCCTTATCAGCAGGCCTGGCAAGAGGATAAAAGCCAGGTTCGAATCGCTGAGAAGTCGCGGCGAATTGGATTCTCGTGGAACTGCGCGAGTGAGTGCGCGCTTGAGGCCTCGGAAGAGGACGGGTGCGACTCGTGGTACGTCGGTTACAACAAAGACATGGCGCAGGAGTTTATTCGGGACTGCGCTTTCTGGGCCCGGCAGTTCAATATCGCGTGTAGCGAAATGGAGGAAGACGTTTTCAACGACGAGGGGAAGGACATTCTTACCTTCGCGATTCGGTTCGCTTCTGGGTGGCGTGTGACCGCGCTAAGCTCGAGGCCCACCAACCTTCGTGCCAAACGCGGGCATATCATTCTCGACGAGGCGGCATTTCATGACGACCTCGAAGGGCTCATCAAAGCCGCGATGGCGGTGTTGATGTGGGGAGGCAAGGCTCGCGTTGACATAATCAGCACCCACAACGGCGTCGACAATCACTACAACAAGATTCTTGAAGAATCGAAGTCGGGGAAGCGACCCTATTCGGTGCACCGGGTCACCCTCGACGATGCGCTTGAGGAGGGTCTCTACCAGCGAATCTGTCTCGTCAATGGCAAGGAGTGGAGTCCAGAAGCTGAGGCCGATTGGCGGCAGGAGCTGGTCGACTGGTACGCCGAGGACGCTGAGGAAGAGTTGTTTTGTGTGCCGGCTCGGTCTGGTGGCACCTACCTATCAACGAAGATGATCGAGGCCTGCATGGTACCAGGGTCGGTGGTTCGTCTCGACGTTCCCGACGAGTTCACCCACTGGTCGGACACAGCACGCGAAGCTCATGTCGACCTTTGGTGCAAAGAGCACATCGAACCGCTGCTCAAGCAATTGCCTCAAGACAAGCTTCACTTTTTTGGCGAGGACTTTGGGCGTGTATCCGACCGCACGGTGATTGTTCCGGGCTACCTGACCCAAGACCTGCGCCGCAAGTTTCCCTTTGCGGTAGAACTCGCGAACGTACCGTTCGAGCAGCAGCGACAGGCGCTCTTTTTTATCGTCGACAGGCTGCCGAGGTTCTTTAAGGGTGCCCTTGATGCCACCGGCAACGGCGCCTTCCTGGCGGAGGTCGCTTCTCAGAAGTACGGCCAAGACCGTATCGAGCAGATTCATATGAGCGAGAAGTGGTACGCCGAGCATCTGCCACCCTTCAAGCAGGCCTTCGAAGACAACCAACTCGAGATAGCCAAAGATGCTGACCACCTCGTGGACCTGTCGCAGTTCAAGAAAATCAACGGCATCCCGAAGCTGCCGAAAGTAAAGACGGCATCAAAGGACAAGAAGGCAAAGCCACGCCACGGTGACGCCGGCATCGCGTATGCGGCCGGATATTACGCTAGCCGTTTGGAAATCGGCGAGTACGATTATGAAGCCGCAAACAAGAACGACGCTCGACCAACAAGAGGCCCGCGAGGGTTTCGCTCACAATCTGGAGGAATCCTATGACGACCATTTACGACCATCGCGGCGAGCCCGTAAGAATCACCAAGCTGACAAAAGAGGCAGCGGCGCCCAGCCTGTCGGGAGTTCGATCGGTTTGGCATGATTCGGTGGCTTTTGGCCTCACCCCTCAACGTCTCGCGCAGATCGTTGCGAGTGTCGATGCCGGCGACGCGAACGACTATCTCACGCTCGCCGAAGAGATGGAGGAGCGAGACCTGCACTACCAGTCGGTACTGGGCACTCGAAAGAGTGCGGTGGCTGGCCTGTCTTTGGTGGTGGAGTCGTACTCGGACGACGACAAAGACGTTGAGCAGGCGGACTTTGTGTCTGACATCCTAGGTGACGACGGAGTGAAGCCTATGATTAAGGCGCTGCTCGACGCGCTGGGCAAGAGCTATAGCGTTTGCGAAATCATGTGGGACCGCTCTGGTAAACGCTGGGAGCCTGCTGGCTACGAATGGCGCGACCCTCGATTCTTCAGGTTTGATCGTGAGACGGGCCAAAAACTGCGCATGCTCGACGAGTCGAACCAAGCCGAAGGTGTGCCGCTGGTCGCCTACAAGTTCATTCAGCATCGGCCCAGTATCAAGATGGGCTTGCCGATTCGAGGAGGGCTGGCGCGTCTCGCTCTCGTGGCGTTCATGTGCAAGGGCTACGCCCTCAAAGATTGGCTCGCGTTCTGCGAGGTGTTCGGAATGCCGATTCGAATCGGTAAATACGGGCCCGGTGCTACGGCTGAACAAAAGTCGAAGTTGCTGAGCGCTGTTGCAAATATTGGCATCGACGCCAGCGCGATAATCCCCGACTCGATGATGATTGACCTTGTTGAGCCAAAGTCGACGTCTGGTGGAGAGCGGCTCTTCCAGGGCCTTGCCGATTGGCTCGACTCGCAGGTGAGCAAGGGTGTGCTTGGTCAGACAATGACCACCGACGACGGCTCGAGCATGGCTCAAGCTGAGGTGCACGACCGCGTTCGGCAGGACATCAAGACCGACGACGCCGAGCAGTTGGCCGCAACGATTCGCCGAGACCTGGTGAAGCCGCTGATCGACCTGAACTTTGGCGAACGCTCCCGCCGGGAGTACCCGAAGGTGCGTCTCGTGCACGAAGAGTCGGAAGACCTCGTGATGCTGAGTAAGGCACTGCCGCCGTTCATCGACCGAGGACTGCGAATCGAGTCGTCGGTGATTCGAGACAAGTTCGGTTTGCCAGAGCCCGATGATGGGGCAGAGGTTTTGGGTCGGCAGGTTGCACCTGCAAAAGCGAAACAGGATGCCACCGCCGAAGAGGAGGAGACGGAAGAAGACCAAGACCAAGAGCAAGAGGTCGTTGACGATGCAGCGTTGAACCGAGAGCAGCGGGCCTTTGCTCTGCAGCTTGCTCACAGGGCAGCCAAGGGCGAGACACTTTCAGAGTGGGAGCAGACCTTCGTGGCTCTCATGAGGGAGGACGACGACGAAGTGGGGCGGCTTGCGCGTCGGGCCGCTTCTGATTGGCGAAAGACGATGGGCCCGGTGGTCGACCCGCTCGTCGAGCTAGCTTCATCGGCAACTTCGTTCGACGAGTACCTCTCGAAGGCAAATGAGCTGCTTGAAGGCGCGGACAGGACAGCGCTCGTACAGAGCATTGCGTCCTTCACCTTCCGAACTCGTGGCCTCGGTGACGCCACCGACGAGGTCGTCTGATGTCCCTGGCCAGGGTAAGAGCTTTGCGCCTGGCTGGTCACCCAATTGAGGAGGCGGCCAGACTCGCACTTGCTGAGAGCGAAGACGAGCGCCCTGGTCCGGTGCCAGATGAGGCCCTTCGGTACTTTGAAAGCAAGGGGCTTCGTCCAAGCTTCAACCACGATGAGGTTTGGGCCGAAGAGCATGCCTACGCATTCACGGTGGCTAAGGTGATGGAGGTCGACATTCTCGAAGACCTTCAGGACTCTGTGGCCGACGCGCTCCGAAACGGGCTGACCTTCAAACAGTGGGCCGCACAGACAAAGGATGTGTTCGACCGAAGCGGTTGGTCGGCCTATGCGAAGGGGAGGGAGAAACCCCACCGCCTGTTCACGATCTACAAGACCAACATGCGAACTGCTCGAGCAGCGGGGCAATGGGATCGAATCGAGCGGACGAAGAAGACTCATCCAAACCTGCTGTACGCGCTCGGTCCAGCGGTCAGGCATCGGCCTGAGCACGTCGACCTCGAGGGGACGCTCTTGCCCGCCGACGATCCCTTCTGGGATGCGTACTACCCACCCAACGGCTGGGGGTGCGTTTGTCATGTGATTCAACTCAGTGCACCAGCGACTGAGCGACGTGGCGGGGAGACGGAGAGGCCTCGAGTTGAACTTCGTGAGGTTGTGCGACCAACCAAAGGCACGGTCGACCTCGTGCCGAAGGGCGTGCACGCTAGCTTCAACTACAACTTCGGGAAGCACCGGGCGTACACAACGCGTCAGCGCTTGCTTGAGCGGCGAGCGGAGCGCTCAGCCCCAGGGCCAACCGCCCAACACCCCGACGCCGGTTCGATGTTCCGGTCGCTGATTCGAGAGGGGAAGCTATCTTCGACCCAGGTATTCGACCGGGTGTCGAAGCAATTCGGGCTCACCGACAACAAGAAGGACTATGTCGCGTGGTACAAGCGCGATGTCGGCCAGACCCTCAACGAGGCAGACCTGAAGGCACTATCGAGACTCGAGCAAAGGCCAACGCTGGCCCCGGTTCGCTCTCCGTCTCGGAAGCCACTCTCAGTCAAAGAGACCAAAGAAGAGATTCGAAAGCTCAAGGAGGCGTCATGATGGGCAAGAAGGTGTCACCGGCGGTCGTCGCGCGGACGTTGGATGTTCACTACAACACGGTCTACCGGTGGTGCCGTTGGTCGGTGGCTGGTGACCCTCGCAGTGTTCTCTGTTCGGTGCAGCAGCACCCGCTGACAGGCTACTTTTCCATCGACCTTGACGAGGTTCGAGAGCTGAAAGACTCGGGCAAAGACTTAAGTAGTCCAGATTTTGGAATATATTGAGTAACGCGGCGGGTGGCGCGGCCAGTCTGGGCGCCGCGCAAAAACTTTCCTTTACTACCTTTACTACCTTTACCGTGACAGTGAGATCGGGCGCTTCTACGATGTCGCTCAATGCCCGTCCTCTCCCGCATAGCACTTTGCGACAGCAGTGAACTCACGGCTCGCTCAGTTTCGTTGTGCAAGATTCATCTCGCCGAAGGAGAGCCACCTGAATGGGTGCAGCTTCTTCCTGCTGGCGAACGAATCGAAGCGGTAGACGGTCGGGTCTTTTCGAACCCAGACCCCGTGGTCGTGATTGACGCGTTCAACGCTGACCCCAACGACATCCCCCTGGATTGGGAGCACTCGACGCAGCTCAAGGGTGCGTACGGTGACGAGGCCCCCGCGGCTGGTTGGATCGTGGAGATGGAAGCCCGCGAGGGCTCTATCTGGGGACGAGTTGAGTGGACGGAGCGGGGCGCCGCCTCGGTCACGTCCAAAGAGTACCGATACCTATCACCGGCATTTATTCACGACGACAACGGGCGAGCAGTTCAAATCGTGTCCGCGTCGTTAACAAACAATCCTGCTCTCCGCATGGCGGCTTTGGCCCAGCGGGACACGAAGAAAGAGGGCGTCATGCTCAAGAAGCTTTTGGAACTCCTTGGACTCGACGAGTCGACCACCGAAGACCAGGCCGTTGCCGCTTGTCGTGCTCTCATGGAGCGCAACACAACCGCCGCGACCGCCCTTGCCTCAAGTCAAAAAGAGCTAGGGGAGTTGCAGAAGAAGCTGGATTCGACCGAGGGTGAGCTCGCGCTCGCTCGAAGCGCTCAGCCATCACTCGACAAGTTCGTGCCTCGAGCCGACTACGACACGGCGCTCGCTCGTGCCGCAAAGGCCGAGGAGACAATCGCTGCTGACCGCCAGGAGGCGATGAACAAGCAAATCGATTGTGAAATTGAGGCCGCGCTGAAGGCCGGCAAAATCACGCCAGCCACCTCCGACTACCACCGGGCCCAGTGCAGCGCAGAGGGAGGGCTTGAGCGATTCCGAGAGTTCGTCAAGTCGGCTCCCGTGGTCGCTCCTGACCAAAGCAACTTCGACGACAAGCCGAAGGGCGGCGCTGCATCGAACGGTGCCACTCCCGAACAAATTGCCATCGCGCGTCGCTGTGGGCTCACCAAAGAAGAGTTCCTCGCCGGCAGCCCCGAGCAAGACTGACCCGACACTTATCCAACCTCCAAACCTGGAAACCCTCGGCCTAAGCGCCACTGAGAGGAAAGAGACATGACTGCACTTACCGCCGACCGAAAGACCCCAAAGCGAGATGGAGAGCACTTCAATTTCGATGTGGCTGCGGCTACCGAGATTTTCGCGGGCGCTCTTGTTGTGCTCGATAGCTCGGGCAACTGCGAGCCCGGTACGACCGCCACGGGAAAGATTGCGGCAGGCCGCGCCAAGGAGCACGTCAACAACACTGGGGCGGCTGGTGCCCTCCAGGTCGAAGTTGATTCGGGTTGCTTCCAGTTCGAAAACAGTGCTGGTGCGGACGAAATCACCAAGGCCGAGATTGGCGATGTGTGTTACATCGTCGACGACCAGACCGTGGCGAAGACCGATGGTACCGGCACTCGAAGCCGGGCAGGCTACATTCGAGACGTTGACGCCGACGGTGTCTTCGTTGACGTCGCGCCTCCAACAGCTCTGGTTGCCGGCCTAACCGCCGCAAACAACTTGAGTGATGTTGGGTCGGCTGCCACCTCTCGCGCAAACATTGGCGCCAACAAGGTGCAGCTCGGCGTTCGATGTACCAACGTCGTAGGTGCCGACGCGACCCTCTACGGCATTCCCGTTGAAGTCGCGGGTACGGTCGAGAGTATGAGGTCCGTACTTGGTGGCGCTGCCCTTGCCGGCGGTGACGCAACGCTGACCTCTCGAATCGACGGCACACCCATTACCGACGGAGCAATCACCATCGCTCAGTCCGGGTCCGCCATCGGCGACAAAGACAGCGCTTCCCCTTCGGCGGCAAACACTGTCGCAGCCGGCGACACCCTTGAGGTGTTGGTGGGTGGCACAAACACTGACACCGACGCATTCGCCGACGTGTCTTTCCTCATCGAAACCTAAGAGCCGGGTAACCGGAAGAACAGTTCGCACCTACCACTGGTCGAATAAACAAGGAGAACACCGGCCATGATCATCAACACCAGCAACCTGGCGACCCTTTTTCAGTCGTACAACGCGGCATTCAAGAAGGGGCTAAAGCTCGGCGAGACTGAGTGGCAAAGCATCGCCACATTGGTACCCAGCTCAAGCGAATCGAACCTCTACGCCTTTCTTGGCCAATTCCCCAAGCTGAGGAAGTGGATTGGCGATCGCATCATCAAGAGCATGGCGACTCATGATTACTCTGTGAAGAACGAAGACTTCGAGTCGACGGTCGGCGTTAGTCGCAACAAGATCGACGATGACCAGTACGGTGTGTTTTCGACTCTTTTCGAAGAGATGGGGTACGCCGCGAAGGTGCATCCTGACGAAATCATCTTCGCGTTGCTTCTCTTGGGTGAGTCGGAGCTTTGCTACGATGGTCAGCCCTTCTTCGATGCAAACCATCCCGTCAAGGGTGGTGTTGCTAGCAACTACGACAGTTCTGGCGGTGGCAACCTGTGGTGCCTGATGGACACCAAGCGACCCCTCAAGCCGATGATCTTCCAGAAGCGTCAGGACTATAAGTTTCAGGCGTTTACCAAGATGAGCGACGAGCACGTCTTCAAGACCAAAGAGTTCGTCTACGGCGTCGATGCTCGCGTCAACGCTGGTTTCGGACTTTGGCAGCTCGCCTATGGTTCGAAGAACACGCTCAACCAGACCAATTTCGACGCCTATCAGCAGGCGATGATGGAGCTGAAATCAGACGAGGGTCGGCCTCTCGGTGTGAAGCCAAACCTTTTGGTTTGTGGTCCGTCGAACCATGCGGCTGCCCGAAGCCTAATCCTGACGGAGAAACTCGCGAACGGCGCAACGAACCCTCTCTACAAGGCGGTTGACGTTCACGTTTCGCCTTACATGCTCTGATTTTCATCTGAGTAGATTCGATTGACTGTGCCGGGAGTGTTCTCGGCCAAGAAGCCCTGTCTGGAGGAAACGATGGCGCGAGGAAAGCCCAAGCCGCAGGCCGAGAAGCCTAAGGCTGACAAGAAGCCCGAAGCGAAGGAGGAGGCGAAGCCTGAAGAGGCCAAGCTTCCTGCTTCGGAAGAGAAGGCTGCAGAGCCTAAGCCGCAGGCCGAGAAGCCTAAGGCACAGCCTCGGGCCAAGCAGAAAGGCTTCCTCGTTCGGTCTGCTCGCCAGCGTGGGTTCTGGCGTATCGGCAAAAAGTTCACGCTGGAGCCCAAGTTCGTTCCCCTCGATAAGCTGAGCGACGCCCAAGTGGCTGAGCTAAAGGCATCGAATCCCAAGTTCCTCGTTGTTGAGGAAGCGGAGGCTTAAGTGCCCTATGCTTCTCTTTCAGACGCGACCGAGCTGTATGGCGACGAATACGTTGTCACCTCGGTCGATAGAGACTCTGACGGAGAGGCAGACACCAGTGCGTTCGGCTCGGCGCTCGATAAGGCCTCGAGCGAAATCGATACCTATCTGGCCAAGCGCTACGAGACACCTGTGTCGCCTGCGCCTGAGTTCTTGAAGCAAATCTGCATCGATATCGCGATTTATCGCAGCAGCCCCGGCCTTGAGAGAACCGACGAGAAGCGCGAGCGCTACAATGACGCGATTCGATGGCTTCGCGATGTTTCTGCTGGCAAGGCGACGCTTGCGACGGCTGTCGAGGCAGAAGATGAAGCTAGTGAAGATCTGCCGCAGTCTACGGCCGAAACCCGCCTGTTCACACGCAACAGCCTGAGGTCGATCATATGAGCGTCGGTATCTCAATCGACGATGGCGGCAGTCTTTCACGGATCGACTCCCGACTGCGTGCGCTGTCTTCTCTCAATGTTCGAGACATACTCGAGGGCGTTGGCGCAGAAGTTGAGTCACAGACTCGTCGCCGCATCCAGGAAGAGAAGCGGAGCCCCGACGGTGTCGATTGGCCGGAGTGGAGCAGCAAATATGCAGGCAGTCAGCACGGCGCGTCTTCGCATGAGCCGCACGAGGGCTCACTTCGCGAGGCGGGTGGTCACTCGATGCTTCAGCTTCGCGGTGATCTTCTTGATTCAATTCAATACCAACTCGAAGGCGATGACGTGCTGGTCGGGTCCAACTTGGCCTATGCGGCGACGCAACAGTTCGGACGAGGAAACATTCCCCCTCGCGAGTTCTTGGGCCTGAGCAACGAAAACCGAGACGACATCGAAAGAATGCTCACCAGCTACCTGGACGGTTTGCTATGAGTTTGTCGGGAGTTCGCCAGGCAATCGCCGCGCACATGCGGGAGCTAAGCCCATCACTCCATGTCGTTGAGCACGGTGGTGCGCTGAACGTCGACGAGGTGAAACGACTAGGTGCGCGCTCGCCAGCGTTGGCCGTGACGTGCCTTGGGGTTCCGAAGAACGAGGTTCAGGGGTCACGCCGGTTAGGTGACGCGGTGTTTGCGATTTTCTGCGTGGCGTCATCTCAGGAGCGCCGACCGCGTGATGTCGTCGCGCTGAATCTCGCTGAGACGGTCCTCGAAGAGGTTCCGAACCAATTTTGGAGCGATACAGCCGCTAAAGCCCCAACCGACGTCGTGGCAACAAATCTCTACAGCACGTCTCTCGACAAGTTAGGCGTCAGCATGTGGGCCGTTCGCTGGCGTCAGCGGGTTCTTTTCGAACGAAACGTCGAACTCTCCCTCGATGATTTCTTAACGCTTCACGCCGAGTACGACGTTGGGGCCACTGCCGACACTGAACCCACCACCGACACGATTACCCTGGAGGGGCCAGCATGAATCGCATTTTCGTCAAACCGCAAGAGGGCATGAAGGTTCGAATGCCTGCCGCCGACGGCGGGTCTTTCATGCGTGCCGAAGGGCAGCAGGTCAAAGACAGCGTCTACTGGCGACGGCGCCTGAAGGAAGGGTCTGTCGTAGAGGCCAGCGCGAAGCCTGAACCCAAGTCGGTCACCAAGAAGACCACGAAAGATTCGAAGGAGTAGACCATGAGCATCAGCTTCAACGAGATTCCCCTCGATGTGCGGACCTTTGGCCAGTACATCGAAATCGACAACTCGAGGGCGGTCCAAGGGTCTCCCGCGAAGCCTCACAAGGCGCTGGCCATCGGACAGCGACTTTCGGCCGGGACGGTAGCAGAAGGCGTGCCGACCTTGGTCCCCTCCGCCGACGCTGCCGAGGCATATTTTGGTGTTGGCTCTCAGCTTGCTGAAATGTGCCGAGCCTTCAAGAAGGCGAATCGTACGACTGAGCTTTGGGCCATCGCTCTAGACGACAACGGTTCAGCCGTGGCCGCCACGAAGACCATTACCGTTGCGACCGCAACCACGACGGCCGCTGGTACGGTCTACGTGTACGTCGCAGGGCACAGGATTGCTGTGCCTATCGATTCGGGCACCGACCAAGACGATGTTGCCTACGCCATCCACACCGCGATTCAGACTCACCCTGAATACGCCCGAATGCCCTTTACTTCGGGGCTGGCCACGAACGTGGTGACGTTGACGGCACGAAATGGCGGCGTGGCTGGCAATAGCCTCGACGTGCGTTTGAACTACCAGCAGGGCGAGCAGATTCCCGCGGGGCTCGTGAGCATTGTAGTCGCCGCCGGCGCCACAGGCTCAGCCGACCCAGACCTCTCGACTGCCATCACCGCCATGGGCGACGTTCAGTACGATACCATCGCTATGGCCTCTAACGTCGAAGCCGACATCGAGGAGCTTGGCGCCGAACTACTCACCCGATGGGGCGGGATGGTTCAGAAAGAGGGCCACGCTTTCGTTGCGGCTGTTGGCAACCAGTCGACGTTGACCACCCTCGGGAACGGCCTCAACCTGTATCCCGTCACGCTATTCGAAGTGGGGGGCTCTGGCGGAAACTCGCCGACGCCTCATTATGTCGCTGCGGCCGTCGTTGCCGCCGTCAGTGCCTCCGAAACGCAGAAGGACCCAGCTCGCCCAAGGCAGACCTTGCCTTTGCCAGGCGTGTTGCCACCTGAGCCGTCTCACCAGTTCACGCGAGAAGAGCGCAACATCTTGTTAACCGACGGGGTCTCGACCCACTACGTCGACGCAGGTGGAACCGTGCGCATCGAGCGGTTGATCACGACCTACCAGACCAATGCGCTGTCGATTGTAGACCCTTCGTACCTCGACGAGACCACCGTTCGTAACCTCGCCCAGCTTCGGTATGAGGTTCGAACGAGAATCGGGCTCAAATACCCGCGTCACAAGCTGGCCGACAACGGTACGCTGTACGACCCAGGCCAGGCCGTCGTCACCCCAAACTCGATTCGTGCCGAGCTTATCGGCCTGTTTCGTGAGTGGGAGGGGCGAGCTCTTGTCGAGGACTTCGAGCAGTTCAAAGAAGACCTCATCGTTGAGCGAAACAGCGGTGACCCAAACCGCATCGATGTTCGCATGAGCCCAGACCTCGTCAACCAGTTCCGCGTGTTCGCCGGACAGATTCAGTTCCTGCTCTAGCAGGCATCTAGGAGAACGACATGAAGCTCACAGGAATTGTCACGATCAAGGTCGACGGCGAAATCATGCGGTCGAAGGAGGGGGCCAAGCTCTCTCTTGGCGGCAAGGAACGCACAGCGCAGACCGGCAACAAGGTCTACGGCTTCACCGAGAAGCTTGTGCCTTCGATGTGCGAGTTCACCCTTGCTCACGCTGGGGGTGACGACCTCATTGGGTTGCAGAACTCAGTTGATACCACCCTCGAGTTCGAAACCGACACCGGTGACACCTACATGATTCGAGACGCGTTCAGCACAAAGCCGGCTGAGCTAACCGGTGGTGAGGGCGACGTTGCAATGGAGTTCTCAGGGCAGCCCGCCGAACTTCTCTGACGATTTCCGAGACCAATTAAACCCCAAGCAAGGTAGGGCGACATGAGCGATGCGTTCACAAGTGAGTCTGAAGAACTTGACGGTGTTGTTTTCAACGAAGACGGCAGCGTCACGGTGGTACTCGACTATCCGGTCAAGAAGGGCAAGGAGATGATCGACGAGATTGTGTTTTCACGTCGCCTTACCCTTGCTGACATGGAAGCGGCGGATAGGGCTGGCGGAGATGTTAGCCAGGCCGTGGTTTTGGCTGCGGGTGTTTCGGGTGAACCTTTGGCCGTGATTCGACGTGTAGACTTTGCCGATGCTGAGAAAATCAGCTTCGCCGTGGAGCACTTCACCAAGGGAAAGCGATCAAGAACTGGAGGGGGGCGGTAGCTGACATTGCCTACACGTTCGGTTGGCAGCTTTCAGAATTTCGCAAGATGACCGTCGACGAGCTTCTGCTTTGGCATGAGGAGGCGCGTCGATACCACCCTAAGGGATAGTAGATGACGGACTTGAACGCATCGATCAGGATTCGCGCATTTGACGGCGTGACGAAGGTCGTGCGTCGGATTCGTGGATCTCTTTCTCAATTAGGCGCGACAGCCGGCGGTCCGAACGCATTGCTTGCACCATCCTTGGGGTTAGAGCGACTTCGTAAGTCGGCTGGAACGACTCGCAACGCCATGCGGAATCTCGGCGGCGAACTCAGCAAGGTCGCTAAACGTGGTGCAGTTCTTGGGGGCCTTGGTGGTGTCTTTTTTAAGACCCAGCTCTTAGACACGGCATCTGAGTTCGAGAATCTCAGGGTACAGCTAGAGTCGCTGGAGGGTTCGTCTGAGGCAGGCAAGAAAGCGATGAGCTGGATCATGGACTTCTCTACCCAGACGCCGATGACAATCGAGGGAACCGCAAAAGCCTTCGCTAAAATGCGAGCCTTTGGGATGAACCCCATGGGCGGGCAGATGAAGTCGCTTGTAGACCAAACGTCGAAGCTTGGATTTAGCCAAGAGAAACTAGAGGGAATCGTCACCGCGCTCGGTCAGGCCTGGACCAAGCAGAAGTTGCAGGGTGAGGAAATTATGCAGCTTCAGGAGCGAAGCGTTCCTGTTTGGGACATTCTTTCCAAGGCGATGGGACGCTCTGTGCCTGCCTTGCAGAAGATGTCTAGCGCTGGGAAACTGGGACGAAAGGAAATATCTCTCTTGATCGATACCATGGGCGCGATGTCCGATGGTGCGTCGGTCAGGGCTATGGATACCTACTCGGGCCTAGTCTCGAATCTCGGAGTTACGTGGACCAAGTTCAAGCTTTCGGTCATGCAAGGGGGGCTCTTTGACTTCATCAAGAACGGCCTCAGGTCTGTTTCGGCCCGACTTGAGCTCCTGACAAAATCAGGTGAACTTGATGCTTGGGCGGCGCGAGTCTCCGAAGCTTTCAAGAGCATTTTCAAATCGGGTAAAGAGTTCGCCCGTTGGGTCAGAGGCTCACTGATTCCGAACGTGCAGCAACTCGTTCATGGTCTGGGTGGTTGGAAGAACGCACTCATCGCTGTCGCGGTCGCGATGAACGCCAGCGCTATAGTTGCTGTGGGCCAGCTAGTAATTGCACTTGGGGGGCTATTGCTCTCAGTGACAGGGACGACTGCCGCTCTCGTGTTGAGAATGCTTCCCGCGCTCGGCGCAAATGCCGCGACTATGGCCCTCCTCAACACGAACGTTTCGGTTCTTGCTGCTGGCATGTGGGCAAGGATTATTCCTGCCTTGAAGGTCGGCACTGTTGCGCTTTGGGGGATGTTGAAGCCCGCTGCTTTGGCGGCGGCGCCCTTCCTTGCTGTGGCGGCAGCCATTGCCGCTGTGTCTCTCGCTATTCAGCAGCTCGTGAAGCACTGGGATGCGCTGAACTTTGGGGAGGTCTTGGACGGAATTAAGATGTCCGTAGGCGAACAAGGTCTCTGGAAGACCTGGACCGACGCCACGGACATGGACGGCCTTTTTCAATCTCTCGGTAAGGACCTTGGTCTGATTGATAGCCCACGCATCAATGCCGCATCCGCCAACGCTGGTGCCCCCGCAAAGGCGGCTAACGCCGAGCTCGTGGTAAAGCTAGCACCCGGATTGCTTCCTGGCGGGGCCCCAGAGAGCAGCGGACCGATAGACTTCTATGTTGATTCTGGCCATGCCGCCGTTGGGGCCATGTAATGGCGTGGTCGGAGAATCTATTCCTCGAAGGGAAGGGCTCGTTTCGCGGAGTCGAATTCTTCGTCGAGTCGGCCGAGTCGACCATCGGTCGCCGCACGGTCGTGCACGAGTACCCTGGGCGCGACACACCTGCGGTCGAAGACGAGGGGCGTGTCTCAAGACGCTTCTCGCTGACCTGCTATGTGCTCGGTCCTGAGTATGACGTTGACCGCGACTTCCTTCGGACCGAGTTTGAGCGCAAGGGACCAGGTCGACTTGTTCATCCCTACTGGGGCGAGTTCAATGCACAGGTCGTCTCACCAGTTCGGGTCCGAGAGACGACCAGAGAGGGCGGAATCGCGCGTTTCGAACTCGAACTCGCAAACGTTTCAGACGATGCGCTTACGTTGGCTCTTCCAAGCCTGACGCCTATCGTTGAGCAGGAAGCTGACGCCGCCATTGAAGCCACCGCGGCTGAGTTCGAGGAGGACTTCTCGGTATCAGGAGTGATCGAAGAAGTTCGCTCGGCGGCGGTATCGGCGATCGGAACGCTTACTGATGGCGTTCGAGAAGCCCGGGCAGTGGCGAGTTCGGCGGTGTCCGTAGTCAACGACACTGCCAGCGCTATCAACAACCTCGTCGAAGAGGCCTCAGCGTTGATTCAAGCGCCACTGAGCTTGGTGAGCGCTATCCAAGGCGTTGCTGGCGCCGTCTACAGTGGAATCGTGACGATTGCCGACGAGGTAGCTACCTTCGATGAGCGTTTCGCTGCTGCTCTTACAACCGGGCCATTGTTCGGTGACTTCAGGGCCGACCGATTGCTTCAGGTGTTTAGGGACGTAACGACCGATAGCGCGTCCCTCGTTCCGGTGACCTCTACGGTCTCGGCCAGTCAAAAAGAGGTCGAGCGACAGAACCAGGCGGCGTTGCAAACGATGTACAAGCGTGTTGCTGCGATTGAGGGAGCACGGGCCCTAGTTCAGATCGATTTCAACAGCAGGGACGTTGTCACGCGCTCTCGCGATGAAGTTGTAGAGCGCTTGAACGAACTCTTGCTCGACGCTGACGATGATGTCTGGTCGGCCCTCGTCGACCTCAGAGACGCCTTTTACGCGCGAATGAACGAGATTGGGCAATCGCTCCCGACGCTCGTAGAGCACACGCCCAAGGCGACACAGCCAAGCCTCGTGATCGCCTATGACCTCTACGGTGATGCCACACGAGAGGCCGAGATAGTCGGAAGGAACTCTATTTCGAACCCTGCTCGAGTTCCTGGTCTGCAGCCTTTGAAGGTGACGGTGTCATGAGCGTCGGCTTGATAGTCAATGGATTCGTCTACCAGGGCTGGCAGAGCGTTTCGGTCCGAACCTCGATCGAGCAGCTCGCCGGGAACTTCCGCGTTCAGTACACGGCAGAGGCCACGCAAGACGGTGGCCCTCTGCCTATTGTCGAGGGCGACCCGGTTCAGGTGACGCTCGACGACGAGAACGTGATTGACGGCTATGTTGATGACGCGAACGATCGATATGACTCACGCGGCTCTACTTCCGACATAGCTGGCCGCAGCAAGACCGGCCAGCTCGTTGATTGTTCTGCAATCAAGGGCTCGGGCCAGTGGCGCGATGCTCCCCTGACAAGAATTGCCAAAGACCTCTGCCAACCCTTCGGCGTCTCAGTTGTCGCAAACGTTAATCCTGGCAAGGCGTTTCGGCGGTTCTCGCTTCAAGAAGGTGAGACCGTTTACGAATCGCTTGCGCGGGCTGCAAGGATGAGGGGGCTGCTACTTCTTACCAACTCGTCCGGTGGCTTGGTGTTTGACCGTGCGGGCAGCCGCCGAACCGAAACGGTTATCGAGCGAGGCGTGAACGTTCTTGAGGGCAGCCGCATGCGTTCGCTTAGGGACAGGTTCTCGAGCTACACGATGAAGACCCAGGCATCGGGTGACGACGACTTCAACGGGGCGTCTTCGGCTCAAATCAAGCGCACCATCGAAGATACTCAGGTCGGTCTGCATCGCCCTACGATTCTCATGGCGGAGAACGAAGATTCGGGTCGAGAACTCAAAGAGCGAGTCACCTGGGAGCGGAATACGCGTGCTGGCAAGGCGCGAAGGCTGACCTACAGGGTGCAAGGATGGCGTGACAACGCAGACAAGCTCTGGGCGCCGAACGTGATCGCTAAGGTCAAAGACGACCGCTACGATATCGACGAAGAGTTACTGGTTGTTTCGGTGGCCCTCGAGCGCTCGCTCGGGATCGGCACTACGGCCGTTCTGGAGCTGACGAGCAAGAAGGCCTTCGATATCTACGACGCGCCAGCGCCCAAACCCTCGGGTGGAGGTCTGTACGGATGACGACCTTTCACCAAATCGAGCGGGTATTTCGAAAGCTTGCGGCACCGATGCATCGAAGAGTGATGCTCATGGTCGGTCGCGCGATTCTCACGGTAATCAACGATGATACAAAAGCGCAGACTCTGCAGGTTTCGCTGCTTGCCGACGAAGTGCGAGACGACGTCGAGCGGTTCCAGGAGTACGGCTTCACTTCAGTGCCTGGCTCAGGCGTTGAAGGGGTCGCCGTCTTCGTTGGGGGTAACCGGTCCCACGGAATAGTGGTCGCCACCGAAGATCGAGAGAACCGGCCGACTGGCCTTAACGAGGGTGAGGTTGCGCTCTACACATCTCACAACGGCAAGCGGGTTTACCTCAAGGACGATGGCGAGGTGCATCTTGGCACTGACCCGACTGACCCCGTGGCGCTGGCACCAGCGACCAAAGCAGAACTGGAGAAGCTGAAGTCTGAACTCAACGCGTTCATGGGTGTCTATGGGGCGCACATCCACACTACAACGGCGACTGAACAGGCCACTACGACTGTCGGCACAATTAGCGCGCCCGCAGCTCAAGGCGTCCCAGGTGTTCCCGTAGGTGAGATAGCCGCCACGGAGGTCAAAGCCAAATGACCGCCGTGCAAATGACATACGACAACCGCCTGATGCGTGGCGACTTCCTTCGCAACGGGGGGAACGCAGTGCTCGGGCAACCTCTATCGACTGCGGTTCTGGTTTCGCTGTTTACTGATCGAAGGGCCGACACGGTTGGCAACGACCTTGAGGACGTCAGCCAAGGTGGCTGGTGGGCCGACACGTTCGCCGAGAGACCCATCGGTTCAAGGCTGTGGACACTGCGTCGGTCGGTGGCCACCCGCGCAAATCTGAATCTCGCAAAGAACTACATCGAAGAAGCCTTGCAGTGGATGCTCGACGATGGGGTTGCTCGTCTCATCGAGGTGACAACCCTTCGAGGCCGGTCTCTCGACTGGTTGCAGTTCACCGTGAAGGTGTTTCGCCCGATGGAATACTCACCCTGGACCGCGGCGTGGGAGGTGCAGTTCGATGCCCTTTGATAGACCCACGCTGAGAAACCTCGCAGACCGAGCCATTTCCGACATCAACTTGAGAATGCCGGGCTCTGACGCCCGTCTCAGGTTTTCGTTCGAGAACGCCGTGGCCTGGGCTTTGGCGGGCCTCGCTCATGGGCTCCACGGGCATCTGCTCTTTCTCTCGAAGCAGCTCCTGCCGGACACGGGAGACGCGAACACCGTCAAGCGCTGGGCGACTATCGTTGGCGTCACGCCGAACGACCCAGAGTACGCGTCGGGAACTATCACGGTGACCGGAACGAACGGCACCTCGATTCCGTCGGGCACATTGTTCGCTCGAGTAGATGGCGTTGAGTTTGCAACGGATGCGGTTGCAACAGTCGCTTCTGGTTCCGCTGAGATAGCAGTAACGGCCGTGGAACTCGGCAGCGACGGGAACACTGAGCCGTCTTCGACGCTGTCGATAGTGTCACCGATTTCCAACCTCGACCCAGACGCCGTTGTTGGCCTCAGTGGTTTGACTGGCGGTGCGGAGGCCGAAAGCACGGACGCACTAAGGGCCAGGGTACTAGCTCGAATGCGTCAGCCTGCTCTCGGCGGCGGGGCAGGGGACTACGTCAATTGGGCCCTCGAGGTCGACGGAGTCACCCGAGCCTGGGAGGTTGGGACCCCTGGTTACGTCACGGTTTACTTCGCTGTTGACGGCGAGTCGAGCATCATACCTTCGCCTTCGAAGGTCGCCGAGGTTCAGAGCTACATTAACGGTCTTGCGCCTATCACGGCGACGGTAACCGTTGTCGCACCGGTTGCAGCGCCGCTTGACCCAACGATTTCGGTTACCCCTGACACCGCCGAGGTTAGGTCGGCTGTCGAGTCTGAGCTTGAGGCATTCATTCTCCGGGCTGCAGAACCGGGAGCGACGCTACTGCTGTCTCAGATAAACGAGGCCATCTCGATAGCCGCTGGCGAGACCGACCACACGGTTACCTTGCCGGCTGCCAACGTCACGCATGCCGCTAATGAACTCCCAACCCTTGGAACAATCACATGGGCATAGGAGCACGACATGGCAGCTAAGCAAGGGCTTTCACACTACTCTATCGAGTCGATTCTTCCTGCGTCGTCCGATGTCTACCTGGGCCTGCTTACGACGGTGCCCACGGACAGGGACGGTACGGGCCTCGTTGAGGCCTCAGGGACGGACTACGCGCGGGTAGCAACCAGCTCTTGGGCGAACTCGACCGATGCCAATGGCGTCGACTACCGCAGCAGCAGTGCGACACTGACCTTTCCTGAGTCGGGTGGTTCCTGGGGAACCGTTGTTGGGTGGGCCATTTGGGATGCTTCATCGGGTGGCAACTTGCTCGCTTTTGGGCCCGTTGTTGATTCTGAGGGTGACGAATCGTCGCTCGATGTTGTCAACAACACCACGGTCCGGTTCGTCTCGGGTTCTCTCAAGGTAGGCCTTGGGTAATGCCGCTTCGTAACCTCATAGCAGGTGGTGGCGTTGGCGCTCCCGCTATCGGTCACGCTGATCTGATGACCGACGAATACCTCGCGTCGCTGAAGGCCTTGATGCCTCGAGGCGCGATGTGGCTCATGGATGTGGGCACCGAGATTCACTCCCTGCTGCGAGGTCTTTCACACGAGTTTGGGCGCGTTCACCTCCGAGCGCTGGACCTTTTAAGGGAGGCTGACCCGGGACTCACACTTGAGCTTCTTGGTGACTGGGAGACCGCTTTCGGCCTTCCCGGCGAATGCGACGTACCTGATACCGAGGCAGGGCGCCGAACGCTGCTGTTGGCTCGTATCCGCGGGCGAGGCGACTCGTCTCTGTCGTTCTTCGAGTCGCTTGCCGATGACCTAGGGTTTAGCTCTCGCGAGGTGCGCATTCATCAGCCTCCTAGAGCTGGCGTTGCCCTGGCCGGTGACCGGTGCTGGGCCTTCGAGTTTCTCTTTCGTTTCGAGATGGTCGTTCCGCTTGAGTCCACACAAGACGAGCACCTTCAATGCCAATACAACGTGTCGAAGCCGCTCCACACCGTGGCGGCCGTGGTTAACTGGTGCGTTGCGAACGACGACCGTCGACCGTGGTCTGAGCAGGGTGTCGATGAGTTCAGCTCGATTGTTCATCTCGATTCCACCACGAAGCTGGTGGCGGCTGGTGACGACTGGATGTGCCTCAGCACGGATAGCGGCGCAACCTGGTCAGCGATTCAGGATATCGGGAGCAACATTAGCGGCATTGCCTACGACCCATCAGGCGATGTGGTGGTCGGTGTGGAGCGCCTGGGCTGTGGTGTGAGCACCGACCAGGGCGCGAGCTACACGACCTATACCTTCGGCACTGGTCTCAACAACGTCAACGGCGTTAGGTTTCTGGATACTGACTTCTATGCCTTCGGTAACGACAACGCTGGGGCCTACGAGGTCGCGATAGCCGCCGACGGGACGTCATGGGCCGCCGTGACTCTAGACTCCGGCATCACCGACGTTCGCGACATCAACTGGAATGGCTCGTTGTTTGTCGCAGTCGGTGCAGGCTCTGACACAGGCAAGATTCAGACCTCAGCCGATGGTTCAACTTGGACTGCACGAACAGCACCCTCGGGGCTCGGCTACCTGTCAGAGGTTCACTTCATCAACGGTCGATGGCTCGCGGTTGGTCAAAGCGGGGCGTTCATTGAAAGCACCGACGCCGAGACTTGGTCTGAGTTTGAGACGCCACCCTCCACAAGCGGTGACTGGCGAGGCTTCATCGAGGCTGAAGGCACGATGTTGCTTTGGTCCTCTGACGACGAGCTATTCGTAAGTTTCGACGATGGACTCACCTGGGTGGACAGGTCGCCGAGCCTCTACCTTTCCGGTGTCAACGCGGCAGCCAAGATGCCGAGCGGACCATGGTTTCTAGCCGGCAACCCAACAATCGTTTTCGACACCTCAAGTTAAGGACCAGACAGAATGCACAGAATAGATGGATCAGACGTCGATGTGGACCTGCACGGGTCAGGCAAAGACGGGTTTACCGACGGCGACCCATCGGTACCGACACCTGCGACTGTGATCACCGATGACTGGCTCAACGCCGTTCAAGAGGAATTGAGCAACGCCATCGAGACGTACGGCGGGCAAGCGCTGGTAAAGGGCACAAACGATCAGCTCAGTACCGTTCTGGACGACATGAATGAGCACACCATTGAGCTGCTAGAGGCCGACGCCGGGGAGAGCAGCAACTTCACCTCTGAGGTGATCGGTGGAACCGGAGTCGGCACCATAACCGTGCCTGACCTCTATGCCGGCATGACGATTCGATTCCATGCCGTTGTCATGATCGAGTCGACCGACGGCGGTGACTTCGAACTTGGGCTTTGGATGAACGCCGGCAGCACCTTCTACCCGCTCGACTACGAAGACAGCTTCACCTCCGGCACCGAGAGGCAGTGGGTCGTCATTCAAGGAAGGGCTCGCATCAAGTCCATCGGCTCGCCCGGAAAACTCGCGGTGGGGGGCGTGATGAACGCGGAAGGCGACGCCGGAGCGGTAACACAGCTCGTTAAGCCCAGCGCATCGGACGACAGCGTCACTGAGGTCGATGTCACGGATACCGACCTGACCATTTCTCTGGTTGGCATCTGGGACGTTGCCGGAGCGAATCGCAAACACACGATTGTCGATTTCCAGGTCGACGTTGAGAACCCTTAGACAGAGAGCAGCTACTATGAACCTTAAGACCTTTCTAACCCTTGGGGCGCTTCTTTTCGGCGTCACCGACTCCTCGGTCCTGGTGACGACCGCGAAGACCGGTGTTACGGCGGCGTCGCTTTCGGCGACTCCCCATACGTTGCCGATCGACATGGCAGAGATGGACGTGACGAACACGCTGTCGCTCACGGTCACCGTTAAGCCGGGAACCTCGAGGGCGGTTCGTATTTGGTGCGATGAGTCCGACGACAAGAGCAAATGGGCGGTTGTTACTGTGTGTGACCCAGGCCTAGCCGTGTCGTCTTGCGCGCCCGACAAACGCGAGTTTCTCCTCGCCGACTATGACTCGGTTGGTGGACGAAAGATCCTAAGCACTCGTTGGTCGATCAAGAAGCGTTGGGCCCGTTGCCACGTCGACGATCCAGACGATGGGTCGGGTACGGCGACCGTCGAAGGCACGCGCTCTTGGCAAGAGAGTGCCGAGGGTGTTGCAAGCGTCGGTGACAATAAGACCATCGCGATGGTTTCCTACGACAACGATACGCTGGCGGCCTCGACTGAGGTGATTCTGGTCTCGAATCGCTCAGAGAACGCGGGGTCTGCCCTTAAGGTGATCGGGCGCTCGTCTCAGCCGACCTATCTCGATGTATGGCTAGGTGGCGGTGCCTGGCCAGTGGACGTTGCCTACAACACAACCGGAGAGGCTTTGCCCGTTGAACTGTTCGTTCGTTGGCGTAGCCAGCTTGGCGAGTGGCGCTATGATGGCTATCTGTTTCCTGGCATCGGATCGGCGTTCTATCGAATACCGCTGCCTCCTCTTCCTGCCGCAGGCGATGAACTCGAGGTCGTGGTTTACAATCCACGAAGCACGAGCACAGCAGATGTTTCGCTTCTGGGGCACCTTAAGACGGGGTCTGTAGAACCAAAATTTGTGCCTCAACAGATTTCGAGTGTTCTGGTCCCCGATGGCAACGCAGTGGTTAGCCGGGCCTACGGAACGTATTGCTTTCGAAGGCCATTAGAAGCCTCTCAGATTCGCTACTACATGCTTTCGACCGACAGCACAGCGGGGGAGCAGTTCTCAGTAGGTTTCTACAGACCATCATTCAGCCAGGACGGCGCGTTCTGGGGGGGCCTAGGGTCAAGCACCAACACACTCAACCGTTTCACAATCACCGGTGACCTGGTGTGCGCCTTGGCCATATTCACGGGCAGCTTTGACGACGCCTCGACAGCCTCGCTGCGCTTCTCAGTCGCCCTGAGTTCCTACGCGCCCTAGTATCAACATGGAAGCTATCTTCGAAATAGTTGAGGGCGACACGCTCCCGACAATCGACGTCACTTGGGACGGTGTGGACCTCACTGGGTACTCGCTGACCTTGCAAGTGATGCAGGGCGACACACTCCTCGAAGTTGCCGGGGTTATTGATGATGCGTCCGCAGGTAGCTTTCACTTTCAAGTCGCCTCCGACGATTTGGTCCCAGGCATCCACGAAGCCCGCATCAAGTCAGATGATGGCTCTGATGGGGTGCAGACATTTCGAGGCTTCAAGATTCTCGTCCCGAGGGTCTTCGAATGAGCAGCATTCTGATCAAGCAGCCACCGTCGAGCTTCTCGATATCTTCCGAGCAGTCAAGAATTGCTCTCAGGGCGGGAATCGGTGGCGCTATCAATCGCTCTTACGAGCGCTACTCGAGTGCACCCAACGATGGTGTCACTGATGCCTCTGCGTTCATCCAGGCCGAAATAGACGCGCTTCCGGCAGGTGGCGGTACGCTGGTGGTAGCGCGTCCAGGTACCTACCTCATCGAGCAAATCGACGTGAAGGCGGGGACCAACCTGATCGCTTCGCCAGGCGTGACGTTCAAACACAAGCCTCAGGTAAACTTTGGCGACTGGAACGCGATGTTCAATGTCACTGGGGTCGACGTCACATTCAGGGGCGGCTTCACGATGGATGGGAACCGCCTAGCCCACCATGCTTCGGGGTTCTCGGATTCATGGAATCCCGCCGGCGGAGGCCGGGGTGCGCGTGCAGGCATTAGGGCCGATGGTGAAGTCTATGACCTCGGTGGCTTGGTCATGGAGGACATCTTCTTTCGAAACGTCTACGGAGCCTGTGCGGGCTCGTGGTATGTCGATGACGTTCATCTCACTCGATGCGATGCTGAAGACTGTTATCTTGAGATCGGGTACCTGCAGCACGGAACCCGGGTTTACGCACGCGACAATCGCGCCAACCGTCTCGGGACAGGTGGCCTAGTCGGTACCTCCGCCAACGCGGGAGGTTTCTTGATGGGCTCGAATACCGACTTTGAACTCATCGGAAACGTCCTCACCAACATCGAACGAAAGCTCGTCAAGCTCGGTGACAACACCAACGGCCTGATTCGTGGGAACCACCTCAAGACAAACTCAAGACTTGTAGGAGGTGGGGGCGGAGACTTGCCGGCCTGGTCGTCGATTGCTGTGCACGGGAACTGCGAGAACATCAAGATTATCGACAACTATTGCGAGGATGTAGGTGCGGGATTCCAGGTAGCTGCGGGCACCAACAACGACATTTGGGTCGAGCGGTTGACCGTTCGTGACACGTACACTGGGACCGGAGGCGCGCCCGATGGGGTAATTATCGGTAGTGGTACTTCGTGTGACGACATTACCATTCTCGACTGCAACTTCATCGACACTCGGCACGGAATCCAGTGCAATTCGAACCCCTCGAACTTCCGCGTACTTGGAAACAAAGCCTACGTCTCGTCGCTAACAACTACCGGGGCTGACTACGACCCCGATGTTGAAGAAGGGAACAGTTGGCAATGATTCACATGCTCTTGGTGGTCTCGTTTTTCTCCGCTGGTTCGGTGCGCGAGCGCGTCTCGTCTTTGGAGGAATACCGCCGTGGTTCGGAGATAAGCGACCAAGCTCGAAAGGCCGAACTTAAGGAGATCAACGGCAAGCTCGACCGGCTTCTCGTTGCTCAAGAGGTCACCAGCCGGCTCGAGGTTCGCCTATTCAAAATTGAGGGGAGGGTCGAGGCTCTCGACGCGTGGAAATGGCAAGCGACGGGGGTGATCATTCTGGCGCTTCTGATTTGGCAATGGCTGGTCCGTCAACCGTGGATGAGCACGACTCTAGGAAGGAAACGAAATGGCGAAGAGTGAAATAGCCACCAAAGACGACATCAACGCAGTCGACCGAAAGGTTAAGCTTCTGGGTTCCAAAGTCGAGTCGTTCCGTCGCCAACAATACTCGGACCGTGAGAGCTCGGCCGGTTTGGCTGCGATTCTCCGAGAACTGAAAGAAGAGACTCGAATCATTTCCGATTCCCTGTCGAGGCTGTTCGGCGTTGCTCAAAAGACAGAGGTTCGGCTTGCCTCACTAGAACGGGCCACTCAGTCGATCGAAGAAGCGACGTTGATGATTCGGAACGCTATCGTCGGAGAGGACGAAGAGCAGTTATGAATATGCGGCTGTTAATCGACGTCGGTCACGGCGGGAATCAGAGTGGCGCCGTCCGAGAGGGCGTCATGGAGAAGAACGTTGTTCTCGAAATCGGGCATCGTCTGATTGCGTCGCTGGGAGACCTCCCCGTCGATGCGGTGATGGATCGAGAGACCGACGCCAGTCTCAGCCCAAGAGAAAGGCAGTGGGCAGAGGAAGCGCACCAAGCCGATTGGGTCCTGTCGCTGCACAACAATGCACATCGAAACGAGGCCTGCCACGGCGTCGAGTTCTACCACTGGCCTGGCAACAGCCGTGCCGAGTCGGTGTGCGCGGCTATGGCTCGAGCGCTTCCACGGGAGTTCGACAATAGACGCCGAACGACGGTGATTGCTGCCTACGATGACCCGGCTATCGCTGAAGACGATTGGCTGCAGGCTCCCCGGGCTGTGTTGGGATGGTTCGCTGCCGACGCCGTCTTGGCGGAGCTGCTTTACCTGAGCAACCCCGTGAACTGGGAGCAACTTCAAGACGAGACCGTTCAAGAGCAGCTCGTTTGCGTTTTGAGATTGGGCGTTTGCGAAATGCTCCAACTACACCAACAGAAAGTGAGCAAGTGATATGGAAATGGGCACGACCGTACTGGTCGATATTCTGATGCGACCCTCTAACCTGATTCTGATGACGGCCGTTTGGGCGTTGATCGGAAGTCTCAAGAAGGCGGCTCCAGAGCTTAACAACTCGGCCGCGTTCGCTCGGGTGGCGCCGCTTCTGCCGATTGTTCTCTGCATCGGTGCGATGTGGATACCTGGGGTCGAGCACGAATCGATGGGGGTGGGCGAGCGAATACTTCTCGGTTGCGTTCTCGGGTTCGCGGTTGGCCACGTCCACAAGCTCACTCGCCAGACCTTTCTTGGCAAAGATGAGCGTATCGGCGTGAAACAGACGTGAGCGTAGTCGCAGGAGTAGTGGCGCTGGTCGCAACTCTTGGGGCCTTGGCCGCCGGCTTTGTCTTTGGGCGAAGGGGCGTCGGGCATCTCAAGCAGGCAGCCAAACTGGCAAGAGAAACCGCTGACCGGGAAAAGGTCGAAGCAAAGAAGGACGCGGAGAGAGAACTTGAAGAATCAGATCGTGAAATTGTCGCTGCCGCTGCTGACAGTTCTCTTGGCGACTACCTCGACCGCCGCGGTGAGTGACGTCGACTGTCCACCGGTGCCACTGATCAAGTCGGCACTGCCGCGACACAAGTGTCTCGACGTGAACGGTGATCTGAAGTCACCGCCATGCAAGCGTGGTGACTCGACTGTGATGCCACCTCTGCTCGCCGACGACATACACCGTCGCCTCTTACGCTTGGACCAATACCCGGGCCTCTGCAAAAAGGCGGTCGAGCGAAATCTTCGTGTGGCCCGTGCCGAAATGGCGGCCCGCGTTCTTGAGGTTGAGCCCGCAACGTCTTGGTCGACGCTTGAGGTTATTGGGATCTCTGGTGCTGTGGCTGCATTCTTTGGCGCGGTCGGCGCTGGCGTCGGCCTGTGGATCGGGGGGCGGTAATGCAATCGAACAGGCACACCATCTGTTTCACCGCAGGAACACAGCACGTCGAAATATTTCGATACAAGGTGAGTGGTGGGGCGATCGATATCACTGGTGCGACATTCGAGGCTAAGGTGCGAAAGACGAAGGCGGTGGGGTCCACTGAATTACTCGACTTTTCCGGCAACATCGTTGTGACCAACGGCACGGCGGGCGAGTTAACGCTCACCTTTGCCAACGCGGACACTTCAGCCTGGGAGGCGGATGGTCTTCGTGGCATCTACGAGATCGCAATCAATATGGGTTCAGTGAGGAAGGTCTTGATCGGCCCCAGCGACTTCATTCTTGACCATCGGGTTTCTGCATGACGAGCGTTTGTGCCGATAGCCCACCGCTCATCTCGGTTTCCGTCGAGCAGGTGCAGGTAATCGCTGAGTCGTCAGGCGGTGACGTGTCAGTGACAAAAGAAGTCAACGTCGTTGAGGTCACAGTCCCCGAGACAACTGTGGTCGAGGTCGATGGGAACTCGCCTGGCGTCATCAACGACAACCCCTACTTGCCGGTCAAGAGACTTCGAGAGATTGGGCCCACGGTCGCTCGCCTGTCGTACGACGACGACGGGAACCTCGTGGCCAAGGCCTACGATGATGCCGAGACACTGAACTATTTCTACGACAACAACGGGAACCTCACGGAGGTAACCGATGGAAAATACACCACAGCACTAGAGTATGATGACGACGGGAATCTCTCGTCGGTGACACGGAGCTAGATATGGCTATTGGCGACGATTTCGAGATTCAGGCAGACGGCGACATTCGCAGCGTTTCCGGTTCAAGTACCTACACGGGACTAGAGTTTTACCGATGGCTTTCCGGGCTCGCGGATGACGCCATTGCTTCTGGTGACGACTTGCTCGACATCACGAGCGAGACACCTGCGGAACGGTCAACCGACAAGATCTTCACGCTGAATGCGCCGTACAACATCGACGACACCGTGGCGCAGCGCCTATACGACTGCTCGATCTCTCAAGACGGTGGCGACACACTCTACAGTGGGCTCGTGGTTGTTGGTTCGGTGGAGTCGGGTACCGAGCTGCAAGTGGTTCAAAACAACGCCATACTGACCAGCTTCTGGGGGACTGGGCTTAACGAGGATGCCTCTCAATCGATTCTGCTTCGCATCCTTGTGAAGACGAGAACGGGCGGTAGCGACATCGACGGCAAGCGGATTCGCGTCTTCGCGCGCGAGCTTGGTGATACCTACGACGAGTTCACCGCTACGCTGGGCGAGGGCAACAGCACGGCCGCAATTAGCACCGAACCCGACCTCAACAACCAGACCGTCGCTGGGACGATTTCGGGATGGGGCACCATCGCCAACACGGAGGGATACCAGGGGCTCGATGTTGATGCCGATGGCTCCGACGAGAATTACTATTCTCAGTGGGACAAGGGCAGCCAGTCGATCGCCGACCTCTACGAGCGAGCCAAGTGGATTACGCGTCGCGGAACAGCCCAGACAATCCACGGCATCAACGGTGCACTTTTTAGGGGCATCACCCACGAGGTGGACTACTCCAGCGAAAGCGGCGGGCCATTCCAAGAGGATGAGGTTCTATCTTGGGGCAGCGGTGCGACGGCTGGAACCGGGCTCCTTCTCGCTCTCGATGACAACGGGACCACCGGGACGCTTTGGATTCAGCTCCTCACCGGGGTGGCCCCCAATGCGAACACCGTTACTGGTGGTACCTCGAGTGCAACAGCTACCGCAGGAACAGTGACGGCAAGGTCGGTGAACAAGCGTTGCTTCCTTGGCACCTATACCGGCTCTAGCATCATCGGGGCCTACGGGGTTGGGATACAGCCAGCCGACCTGTCAGCCGCTGACCAAGTATTTGACCTCACCAACTCTCAGATTTCGCCACCCAACAACGTCACCTTCTCGGTGGCGGGCCTAGCCTCCGGTGAAGACCGGGTCCTCGTTGGGCCTGAAGACGGTTCGGGTGGTCTCGACCTGGACCAACTAACACTCGACACGACTCTTTCGGGTGGCGCGGAAACGTCGGTGGTTTGCGACTCCACCATTCCAACGGACACGCCGGCGTCGGGCACGATTCGTATCCAGCTTGATTCGGGCATCTACCGACGTGTTGCCTATACATCTTACACGGGCAGCACGTTCACCATCGCTTCAACTGACTTTTCGAGCGACAACGCAACGGCTGGCAACAATCTGTTCGTGAGCTACATCGACAAGCTGGCGGCCGCTGTAAGTGAGAGTTTCACCACTATTTTCGACAGCACGAGGACCCTCTTCGTGAGGGTCCGTGATGGTGGGGTGACGCCTATCAAGCCATTCGAAACCACGGGCTCGCTTACCAGTTCGGGTGGTTCCGTCACTGCGGTTAGAAACAGCGATGCGTGATGGTCGCCTACACAGTCACCTGCACCGGAGGCAATAGCTCGACGTTTTTCGAAGAGGAAATTTTTCTAGACGTCACGACCGGAACTAGCGATGGCCAATCAAACTATCACGACAGACTCGAATCACGACGCCCTCACCGGCCGGGCAGCAT